ATGAAATTCAATCTCAAAAAATATTCTCAAGTAGCTCAAGTTGAATTAGATGGAACTTTGTTAAGCGTCTATCATAGGACTGACGCAAATACTGTCGCTAATTTAATTTGTGAAACTGGATTTTTGGCTGGCGGTGGTGCTGCATGGGGCGTTGGAATATACTCTAATTACATGTGGAGCGGAGTTACCAGAAACCAAGCAATGGGAACATATGGTGCAATCGCCGTAAAAGGCAAGATGAATATAAGTGATTTTTTGATTTTTGATTATTCAATATCAAAACAAATTTATGGCGGCGGTTATCGTCTCATTGACCAAATAAAACGATTAGGTCTGGATAAGTCAATGTATAAAGACAAAATGGTTTTAATTGAAAGTATATCTAAAGAGTTGGAAAGTAAATCAGGGATGGACAACACTTCTGATTTATTAAGGAGAATATACAATAGTGATTTCCCCAAGGTTTTAAAAGGGGTTTTATTTTCTGGACATGTTGATAAGAGTGTTGCGTTGGCATATGATAGTTCTGTTGTTTATCCTATCGGCTTTACCATTCTAGATCAGCGAACCGTTAACAATCCTAAGTGGACTCAATGTTCGGCGGGGAGTATAGAGTCGTCCAAGCTATTGTATGACGCCTATAATGCCAATGATTCAAAGGCGGTTGATGCTCAAAGAGATAAGTTGTTTCGTAATTTGAGTGACGATAATTTAAAAGAAAAATTAAGTTACGAAACGTTAAATTTACTGCCGACCAAATTTGTTGACAATGTTGTTGCTATGACGCTTATTAAAAACAATAACGACAAGAGCACATTGGATAGATTGGAAGGTTCTTTAAGAGACAAGATGTCCAATCCCTCTTATATTAACTTTGAAATGGTTAAGCGTCAATTTTTTGCTTCTCCGGTTAAATATTGGGAAACCTTGAAAGCCCATCCATTCTTTAAGGGCGTGTCTGGCGAGTCTATTTCTAGTGCATTCCAATCATATGCAGAACAAAACCCATTTGATTGGGATACTTTGTCAGATGAAATAAAGAGCAGGATTAACAAAAAACCATTAGCTGATTATTTTTCTGCTATTATTCTGTCTAACAAACGCAATATAAAAAACATCCCTTCTGAATTTGTTGAAATTTTAAAAACCGAAAACAAGATAAGCAAAAATGATGTAAGTTATTATGAACATTCAAAGTCCGAATACATAACCAGCGAATTTATATCTGAAGAGATTGAGATTCCTTTGGTCGCTGTCGGTTGGCTTAAAAACGGTATAGATAAATTGAACAATAAAGGTTTCAAATTGGGATTGCCGCCAAGTAAAATTGAAGTTATATCCGAAAACATAGCCTTGGGGACTAAAAAGATTAGAATAATAAAGTCTGTACCAGTTATCCCCGGCAATTGGGAGTTGGTAGCTAAGATAAATGTGTTTAAAAACGACATGGGCAAATTAGAGTCAGACACATTCAATCTAGGTCGCAGAGTTATACCTGATAAATACATGGTAAGTCCCGACAAATTGACTTGTGAAAAATGCAACCAAGAAAGGTTTAGAACAGAATATTATTTATTATATAGCAAAGATAAAGATGAATATAAAAACGTTGGAAGTTCCTGTTTGTCAGATTTATTACCTGGACTAGGCACAGATGCGGTAAAAATAGCTCAATATGCCGCCGAGATGGAAAAATATATTCAATCCTTCAAAGAGCAGATAAAGGGTCAAAAGAGAAGTGCATCCGATATTGCGACATCTTATAAGAAAAGTGGGATACCGATACCTTTCTTTTTATCTAGAGTTTATGATATGGCAAAAACGGGTGACTATATTTCTAGGAAAAACGCCAGAGAACAAGGGATGGAATCAACAGCCGATAAAGCTTATAATAAATGTTTTGAAGATTTATCTAACGACACTTTATCATTGACGATAAGCGATTTGCCTTTTGTAAATGCCGTTATTGATTGGATTCAAACGTTATCAACTTCCTCTAATGAATATTTGAAAAACTTATATGATGCATCTGTATCTGGTTTTGCAACTCGTAACAATATGGGTCTTTTAGCTTCAGCGATACCTTCATATTATCGCAGTTTGCAAAAATCAGAGATTGCAGTAAACAATGACAAAAGACTTGGAGATAAGGGATCTAATTTATCTTTCGAGGGAGAGATTATAGAAAAGATGCCTGTTTTTGTCAGAGTAAGCAAAAACGGATATTCTACAAACGATTATTTCTTTGTAGCTAAAGATTCATCAGATAGAAAAATATTGTTTTCTGGAAGTTCAACAGATTTTCCTGATTTTGCGACATGGGATAAAGGTTCAATTATAAAAATCAATAGTGTTATTGAAGGATTTTTATCATATGATGGTGACTCTTGTACGGTAGTAAATGTAAAATCAATATTAGATCAGATTGACCAAACCGTCATAGAAGAGCAAGAGAAGAAAGCAAACGAATTGAAAAACTCTATAAAGACTCCTATTGTTTATCAAGATGGCATGGTTGTTGATTCCGACTATAAGGTTGACAGTTATAAACAAACCAGAAATGATTCCTATTTCGTTCAAATTAGTGATGAAACGGGTCAAAAATTAAGTCTATTTTTAAACACAGTTCCAAGATTCCAAGTTGGTGATACAATTCATATTTCAGGCACGATTAAATTGAATAATGGATTCAAAAACATAATGTCTCCAGCTATTTCGTTTGGTGGAGAATCAGTAAAATCAATAGATCAAGTTTATAAGATTGGCGACAGAGTTACGATTGACTGTAAGGTTGTTGATATCTTTGATGCATATGTAAGCTTTAATGATAGTTACATTCAAAAGGCAAAAGTTCAAGATGCGAATGGTTTCTTATTTGAGTTTAATATGCCGTCTAAGTCGAATGATTTTGAAATTGGCGATTCATTAAGTGTTACGGGTAAGTTAGAGGGAGTATATGGCGTTAGTGGAAAGTTAACTAGACCGAAAGTTAATTCAATTGTTAAAAATAACAACAATGTTGCCTCTGATGATTTCAATATGATTCTGAATTCCACGATGAATCAAAACGACAAAAATACAATGGTTGGTTTATTTGCTTCTATAGATTCTCTATCGCCATCGCATTTTACAAGGATGGAAGATTATTTCAATGGACAAAAAGGGATTACATTAGATAGAGTTATATCCTATTTGCAAAATCATCATACTCAAATTGAACCAAACAATCAATTACAAGTTCAACAATTGTGCAACCAAATAATTGATATTTTAAATAAATACAAACCTGTCAAGTTGGCAACATTTAATTTGAAAAAATATAGATTGGCGAAAAATAATGAAAATATATAGATTATGTCAGACAGAAGATTACGAGAATATAGATGAGGCGATTGAATGGGGCGGCTATACAATTGATTCTGAAGCTATTGAAAAGATAGTTCGCAAAGATAATCTCTCTTATATTAAACATGGCAATTTAGTTGTTATAGACAATAAATATTGGTTTAAGTTAGATGATGGATATGAACCGATTAATGATATTTGCTCTTATATAATCAATCTGGATTCAGATGAGTGTTTGACATTGCTTGGATTATCAATGAATCAGCTTTACAATCCTTATATGGGATCTTATATGGAAAATTATCCTGACAAGGTATATCACTTTACTCGCTCTGAGCTGTGGGAGGATGAAATACAGCCTTCTGGTTATTTGTCGCCCTCTAGAGGAACTGGAATAAATAATCGTTCTGCATATGGTGTGTTTACTACAATAGATCCAGAAGAATATGCTACTGGAACATATGGCGATTTATGTTTAGAGATTGATTTAGAGCGTTTTATGAGTGAGATGAATGTTGATGGCAAGATTGATGTATCTATGGAGCCTGAAGTTTTAGATCATGTTTTGAGAGAATCGGTATGTTCAAAGTTAGGAGCAGAATGTATGTTTGAGTATCCAAATGACATATCTGGAAACACTTTGGTCATTAATAGTAGAATACCTTTGAAATATGTTCGTCCTTTTGTATAATATATAAAATACAATAGGGAATAATATGAGGCATTACAACGATTCATTAGAAATTGTCAATTCAAAGCAAACATGTCCAAAATGCAATGGCGAAAAACCACAAGTGAAAGAATGCGACCATTGCAAACGTAGTGGATTTGAACAAATAAATCTTTCTGGTTTATGGCATAGAGATAATCCTACCGCTGGTTTTCTTGTTTGTGGAGGACCAAGTATAAACAAACTTCCTTATCACAAATTGAAAGAGCGAGGGGTTGTTTCGTTGGGAGTTAATAATATTGCCGCTCACGTTCCTGTTTCTGCGTGGTGTTTTAGCGACCCTCATACAAAATTTCATCATGCCTTATTTTTTGATCCTGCAATAATGACTTTTGCCCCTACACCTAAATTAAACAAAAGAATACGCATTAAACAAGCCGATGGAACTTTTAGAGAACTCAACAAAAAAGTAAAAGATTGTCCTAACACTTTCGGATTCAACAGAAAGACATTTTTATATCCAGAACAATTTTTAACTACTGAATACGCTCATTGGGGGTATGGCGGGAAACAACCAGAATCAGAGCGACCATATACCTGCTTAAGTACTATGCTTCTAGGGATAAGGTTAATGTGTTATCTTGGTTGTCAACGAATTTATATGCTTGGTGTGGACTTCTGGAGGGATAAGGAACGGCAATATGCATTCGGTCAAAAAGCGGTTCCATCCAACAATAGATATTTACATGAAGATGATATGCTAAAGAAGATTAAGCCTTATTTGGAAGAAAAAGATATAAAGATATTCAATTGCAATCCTGAATCAAAATGTACAGCGTTTGATTATGTAAGTTTTGACGATGCATTCAAAATATGCAAGAATGACGTTCCCGAAAATATCGATTTAAGTAATTGGTACGAGAAAACGAATTAGTTAAGGGCTATATCCCCATTCGTGTATTGAATTGGCATCTGTATACAATTCTGAAGCCTTTACTGTTTTAGAGATTATTTTGTAATTATTCAGAAGATTCGCCCGTCCATGCTCGTTTGCGTAAGCTAAAGATATTGACACCCAATCGCCAGAATTTATTTTTATTGTTTTTTGTTTATTTAGGCTTTCTTGTTCAGCTAATTCATTTAATTTTTGCAACGCCATATCTTTATCATATATGTCTTCTATCTCAGGTGGAATAGAGCTAATGTCCCATTTTTTTAAATTTGGGTTATCAGACATAGGTTTAAACCCAAACTTATTTATATAATACATCAAACTATACAAATTTTTTAATTTTGCATCAGTTTCAGAATTTACATTTGGTACTGCTCGATATATTTTGACTTGTTTGTTAGGTCTGTTCCTGCATGATTGAATAATTGCTATAGATTGACTATCATATGACACACCATCGCCATATAGTCTTACTGCATCCATAGAATATATGTCGTCTGGATACATATTCGTTAAATCATACAATGGAGCGTCGTAACCATTTTTGTATGGGGCAGTATGGTCGCCACGATATTCTTCTTGAGCTTTTTTATACCAATTAACATACATAAGTGTCTATTTTTGTGTTAGTTTTGGAGATTTCCCATTGCAGGAGCGTTTTGTTGGAAACTTGCTATTGCTGCCGAAAAAGAGTCCCAACTATTGGATTGAATTGCCTCTATCATACCTTGCCTCATGACGGTGTAATCAATTTCATATCCTTCCAGAGTTCTTTTTGCATTATTTATAGCGGGTATAGAAACAACTATACTTTGTATTGCTTTAAGTGCTTCGTTCGCGGTATTTGGATCTAGATTCGTTATATTGTCGGACTGTATCTCTGTAACAATCTGCTGTCTTGTTAAAAGTGGGAGTATGTTTGTGCTTTCTAATATTTGAAGAGATTTGTTAATATTAGCGATAGCAGTTTGAATGGTATAACTTGCTTTAGTTATTTCTTGTTGTATCTGTTGGTTTTCTTCTTGAGTTTGTGCTATTTTATATATTTTCATGATTTGTCAACTGTTTTTTAACAACTTCTCGTACTTGTTTTATTTTTTGTTTAATGCCTTCCTTCAAATTTTCTATCTCAGTTATATCATTTTGAACGCCTACAAAATATTGTATATCTTCATTATCGTCTAATATTGGGGTTATTGTAAGCTCTTCGATATACGTTGTACCATCTTTCTTCGTATTTTTAAGTTTTCCCTGCCATTTTGTTTTTTTGTTTTTTATAGTATCCCACATTACTTTATATGTTTTTTGTGGAGTCGATTCATGTTTTAGAATATTTACATTTTTCCCTAGAACCTCTTCTTCCGAATATCCTGTGTAATTGAGCGTATGATCGTTGCACCATAATATCTGACCATCAATATCTGTTATGACGATATTGTTATCTGCACAATTTATCGCTTTTAGTATAATGGATGGATCTATTTTTGTCATAATGTTCAATTCGCAAATATGAATAAAATTACCTTTTTTAAAATGAATTCAAGGTATTTCAACTATTTAAATAGAATTGTTTTTTGTGAAAATAAATAAATTATTGTTAATTGTGCTAATGTCTCTTTGTTTGTCGGGAATTTCTTGTAAAAACACAAAAGAAGATATAAGACCACCATTAATAAATAGAGTTGATTTTACAAATTTTATACCTGTATTAGTAACAAATGAGTTTAATAAGGGGGATTATGATGCTAGATTTCTTCAAATACAAAAAAAGTAGTTTTGCCAGCGGAGACCTTTTGGATGAGATAATTCCAAGAGGAGAGGTCGATTTGCTTCCTGTTCCTGAGCAATTTATATCTCCCCATAGGATAGATTCAAGAGATATGTGTTTAAGTTCGAGCAATCAACTTCAAACTCCTCATTGCGCCGGATACTCTATGGCAGGCTATATAGAATATCATAACTGGAAAACGATCCACTATCCTGCTCAAGTGGATGGAGATGCAATTTATGCAGAAGCTAAAATAATTGACTTAAATAATAGACCCGGAACCCAATTAAGTTCCGCAATTAAAGCTGCGATAAATTTAAAGTTGATTAATGGGACCGCTAAATACGTAGATTATCAATCCGTAAATGCATCAGATATGGATGTCGGATTGAAACGTATGGTGTCTATAAAATTCGCATTGCATCAGTATGGCGTTGTTTTAGCTGGTTTTAGAATTACAGATGAATGGGATTGGGTAGATAAGAAAACAGGACTTATAAGAGACTTGGGAGATAAAGCACAACCTCGCGGAGGACATGCAGTTCTTCTTTGCGGATATGACATGGAAGGTGTATATATCCAAAATAGTTGGGGAACAAATTGGGGTCATTATGGTTTTGCCGTATTAAGTTGGAAGCAATATGTCAAGCAAATTATGCAAGCGATGGTAGTTGAAATTTAATGTCTTGATTTTTAAGGATTTTATTATATAATACAACCATGAGTAGAATTTTTATAACTGGCGATATTCATGGCGACCCTTTTAGATTCGCTTCTAAGAAATTCCTACAAGGCAAAGAATTAACGAAAGATGATTACGTTATTATTGCTGGCGATTTTGGAATTTTATGGAAGAACGAATCAGACAGTCACGAGAAAAGTAATTTAAAATGGTTTGACGAAAGAAAATGGACAACTTTGTTTGTTGACGGGAATCATGAAAACCATTTTAGGTTAAATAATCTTGAGCAAATAGAAATGTTCGGTAGTGTCGTTGGGAAAGCCAGCAAAAGTGTATACCACCTAAAGCGAGGAAATGTATATGACATTAGTGGGAAATCTATTTTTTGCTTTGGAGGAGCACACAGCACAGATATAGATCGTAGAAGACTTGGGGTCTCTTATTGGGAAGAAGAGGTTCCTAACTACGCCGAAACAGATCGTGGGCTTAAAAATCTAGAAACATATCAATATGCAGTTGATTATATAATAACGCATACTTTACCTAGATCTTTAGTCTCGATATTAGGTTTTTCAAAGAAGCCAGACGGGAAAGAAGATCCTACAATTAAATATCTTGATCATATTGCAAACTGTGCCACATTTAAGAAATGGTATTTTGGACATATGCATATTAATAAAGACATGGGTAAGTTTCACGCTTTATTTGAAGATATAGTTGAAATTAAATAACTATTCCGTCTTTCCAACATTTTCTGCATACGGCAATATAAGATTCATTTCCGCCGATTTGGATTTGTGAACCATTTTTGATTGCTTTGCCGTTATTTATCCTCATATTACATATCGCTTTTTTCCCGCAATGACACATCGTTTTTAACTCGGTTATTGTATCTGCTAATTCAATTATCCTTTTTGAACCTTGGAATAGTTTGTTTTTGAAATCTGCTTTTAATCCGAAACATATAACGGATATATTTAATTTATCAACTATATCGCTTAATTGATCTATCTGTTTCACTGTCAAAAACTGGACTTCATCAACTATTACAACATCAACTTTTTTGGTTTTGAAAGATTGTTTTATCTCTTTAAATAGATTTGTTTGTTTATATGTGATAATATCTGCTTTAGCTTCAATACCTATTCTGGATTTTATAATGCCTTTTTCATGTCTATTGTCTATTGCAGGCGTTATTAAATTAAAATGCTGTTCATGCCTCTTTCTAAATAGTTAAAATTAGTTATCAACAGTTGGGATGTTTTTGCAGCTCCCATAGCTCCATAATAAAAATAAAGTTTTGATTTCATTTTTATATTATACAATTTTCAATATGTTGAAATTATCGTCAAAAATTACACAGAATTTTTAAATATTGAAATTATCGTCAAAAAGACCACTTAAATTTGGGACTTCAGACGGCTCTATATCTTGTGTGTTTTCAATAATTACATCTTCCTTATCGACAATTATGGATTCAGGTTCGACATAGTTATATTTTTCTCTTAGTTCCGATAAACGATTGACTTCCAAAGAGTGGTCATAATTTTTAAAATTAGGATGTACTTCTGTTTTTTGTTCAATCGCATCTTTTGTAATTCTAGTTGGAACGCTAACGTAATCCGCTATAGATTGTGAACGCCCCAATAATTCGTATGCTTGTTCTATTGGAGTTTTCATGGTTGAGTGATTGAGTTAACAAAATCTATATGGATAATTGAATTATTTGTGGTTACATCAATAGCGAAAAACCATTCTTGATCTTCTATGTCAAAAATAGATCGGCTGTCGTTGGGAGTTCTATAAATGATATTTCTAGGTTCATACCAGTTATAAAACAAATCTTTATATTTAGGGTCATGGCTCCAATCCCTGTAGTTTGTCATTAACCAATAGTGACCGAATTCGTGTTTTAAGACTGGAAAATAAATAGCACCATTGCTAGGGTCGCAAGCTATTTCTATATAACTGCCTCCGCATATTCCTCCTATATATTGTTTCCATTCTTCGGAGTAATACGCCCACATCGGTCCAAATTTCTTGGTTCCTTGTATTTTAACTACTTTACACCCTTGTACTTCTTTCAGTTTTACGCCTACGCTATTAAGGCTTGATTTAGATTGGTTTTTAGCATCATAACATACTGTTTTTATATCGGATGGGAATTTAAATTCAGGGCTGCTTGTTTGGCATCCACAAATAAAAATCAACAAACACGCAATTATTATGTTTTTCATAATATGTTTTTTCTTTTAAAAGGAATAAATGTCCTTCCATAAGAAAATAAATATATGGAAAATTGGTTTATAAAATATAAAATAGGTGATAAGTTTTATCAATTAATGACAGATTCTACTTATAAAGTAGAATCTGTATCTTCGGATTTTAAGAAAGCAGACCTTAGACGGTGGTTTAGAATCCATAAAATACTTTCCGAAGCTATAGGTTTAGATCCAGAAAATCCTGATTATTTAGACACTTTTGTTGAATTAAGTGATATTTTAAGGGAATTAACAGATAGATTAGGACGATTGCCAAGTAAAAACGAATTTCTTTCAGCATGGCATACATGGGGGTTATATCAAGAGTTAAAAGACCCTAATGCAAAGGGGTATGAGCATGGCGGATATGAAGTTGGTAAGATAAGACCAATAGATTACAAAAGTAAAAACGTTGACCAAGTTGAAGATATAGAAAGATTGGTTGCGTAATATTTTTACAAATAATATATAAATAAAGGAGGACAATATGTCAGCTGCTGATAAAACAACAATAAAAAATTATTTCAAAAAAGGGGATATTCCTACCCAATCTAATTTCACTGATTTAATTGATAGTTATGTCGATGTTATTAAAACAACTCCAACCGTACTTGTATATAATGCATCTCTTACTCCCGATATCGATGACGGATTGTTGCGGACAACTGATTTAACGGGAGATGTTACGTTAAATGAGCCTGCCGACCCAACCGCAGGAGCTGTATGGGAATGGTATGTTACAGCATTTGGAGCGGCACGTAATTTATCTTTACATGCAAACATAAAAATTCCAAGCGATAGTTCATTTACGTCGCCAAAGTCTCTCGATTCTGGCAAGACATATGTTCTTCAATTAAGGTATATTGGTTCTTCTTGGTGCTTAACTAGTTTGGTAGGAGGATTTTAAAAATGGCTATTTTATATTGGACAGCTGGAATGGACGGACTATGGAGCACACTTGGGAACTGGTGGACAGATGCCGAAGCTACTGTACAAGCGTCTGTTGTTCCATGGATTGATAACTTGGGAGTAATTAATAACGCTGCCGATTCAATTACTTTGGCAACAGGAGAAACCGTCTCGCCGAATATTGATATTACAATTGGTATAATCGGAGAGGTTATAAGCGGCGTTTGTGATATCAACAACGTTAGGCTTAGTACAGCCAATGGCATTATCTATGGTGGATCGTTTAGCGGAGATAATTTTATAAACAATAATTCAATCTATGGTGGTACATTTAGCGGTACTGCATTTATTAATGGCGACACCATCTACGGTGGTAAGTTTAGCGGGGCTGACTTTGCCAATGCTTTTACTGGCGTAATACTTGGTGGAACGTTTAGCGGGGCAGATTTTACTACTTATGGGGCAGATTTTGCAACTCAACTTTCCGATCTGGAAGCACAAGACATAACAATAACAATAGACCCAACCTGTTCAAACTACTTTAATCCATTTAAAAATATTATAGCAATTCAAAGCGGTTCAATTAATTATCCGCCTATTTACTGGAAAAATGTTAGCGGTGCAACATGGAGTAGTGCTGATAACTGGTTTTATGATTTGTTAGGAAATTTAAACGCGAACATAGTGCCTTGGATTGACGATTTAAGTGGTGGCGTAACCTATGGGACTGCTGATTTATCGTTGTGCGATGGAGAGGTGGATCAACCAATTATTGACGCTGACATAGATCCAAATAAAGTTGGAATAACAGGAACATGTGACATTGACGATTTATCAAATAACGGACAAGTTATAACCATTTATAGTGGTACATTTAGTGGTATTAATTTTTTAAATTATGCAACAATATTTGGAGGAACTTTTAGTGGGGACAATTTACATAATGCTGGAACAATTAATGGAGGAACTTTCAGTGGGGACACTTTTTATAATGATAACCTTGGCAATATCTATGGCGGGGCGTTTATAGGCACTAGTTTAACTAATGATAATGTTGGGGGAGCTATTTATGGAGGTCTTTTTTCTTATAATACCATAACAAATTCTGGTTCTATTATTAATGGTGGAGTATTTATAGCAAATAATTTCGTAAATACTTTGGGAACTGTTTATGGAGGTCAATGGTTACAAAAAGGATCTATCAAAATAGATGGGATTCGTCAAAAAGGGAGTGTAAATCCGGTTCCTCGTTCAGCGATTGAGGGATTTAAAACAATCGAATGTGATTCTGATGTTATCGGTGGCGGATTACTATAAAATCGACTATATTTTACACATATTTTATCGTTAAACAAAAAGTAATTTTTACTTTTAGAATTGATGTTGTTTGCTAAAAACCATCACTTTAGTCCATTTCTCTTAGTAATTTTTACTTGATAAAAGCTGTGTAAACATGTTGTAAGTGATTGATAATAAGACAGAAGCTGTTATAAATTTTCAGGCCCTATTAATATAAGTTCTAAAAGGAATTATAAAAAGGGATATATTATTAGGTGGTCCGGGAGAAAAAATTGAAAAAATTTTCTATCCAACAAGGAATCTATGATTGCCAATATCCACATATTTATGAGGTTGCGTTTTACCTTTATCCTTATAAGCCCAATTTGGTTTCACTTTGTTAGGATTAAAATAATGTTCCCATGTTCCAGATGGTTGAAAACTTCCATTAACCATAGACTTAGCTATCTCCATTGATTTATCCCACATTGGTCCGCTGTTTTGTTTCATGTTCGTCCAATCTTTTTCTGAAGCTTGGTTCCAACAACTAAACTGTTTTGGTTGTTTGATGACGGCTACCATACCTGATGGAGTTTTATTACTTCGATTATAAATTACAGAGGCAATTGCTTTCAACCCTTCCTCTGATTCGCTTTTGCCTTCTGCATATAGAGTTCTAGCAATAATATTGATTTGAATTTTTTGTTCCTGACTCTGTTCTTGATTCTTTTTTGTTTGTTCAGGACCTTTTGTTAAAGGAGTGGTATTGTTCATATTATCTTTTCCTTGTGGTAAAGTTGAATTTTGGTATTTATTGATTGCGTCTACTACTTGTTTGTTATTTAAAGCATTTTCTATATCTGATTGACTTACCCCAAATTCTTGTGCGGCTTTATCAATATCTTGTCGATCTGCATACCCACGCCACGCACTATTCCCCATTATTGCTATCAATGCAGACAGTAACGCCGCAGGGATATATTCTTTCAATCCTGCTTCTTTTTCAATTTGTGCTAATTTATACCAGTTAACATACATAGGAATCTCCATTAGTTTTATAGAATAATTCTATAAAGGAGGGTTCTATACCTTGAAAAAGAAGCAAAATATTTTAGAATGGATTAAAACGCATGTACGTCCTCATGTCGGATTTAGAGATGAGAGCGATAAATTGTATAATAGCCATGAATCGGAAACGGAAGACAATAAAGCTGATTGGGACGATAAAATTAAGAAAAACGCCATAGTCGGTGTTAAGATTAAATGGAAATTTTAGATGTATAATAGCATGCAACTAGAATAACCAATAAGGATTGTATTATGGAAATAGAAAATCAAATCGAAAACAGTAAAATTAATTGTCAAGCATCAAATGGCTCTCGTTATAGGGATATAATTGGTATTTTGATGTCTAACCCTCCTAAATCAATATCAATTGGCGATTTAGATGAAAAAGGGGATATGACATTTTCTATTTGCATGAAAGAACTCGGACTTGATTATAAAGATTACCGTAATTATGAAAATGAATTTTTCTCCAGATTCATCATAGACTTTATTGGAGAACTGATGGTAAGAGAAAATTTAAATGAATTTGTAAACAGTATGAAGGATTATGGCGTAGAACAATACATGTCTGTTATAGAAACGTATGGCAGTCACAAGCAATTTGGAATAAAAGCACAAAAAGGTCTATTGATTTTCAAGTTTCATGTTTCGTTTATTAAAAACATATTGACTGAAGACTTAAGGGAACTTTTGTAATGGACATTGGTAAAACCATTGTTTATGTTCCTGCGGGAGCTAAAATAAATGTTGAAAACACACGAATGGACGATCCAAAGGTCGATTATGAAAAACGACGATCTAAAACAGTAACAGAAGAAATTAAGAAAATATCGGGCGGAAAATATGGAAGAAAATCAAATGACGGAAAATAATTACTTATCTTTGGAATCTGTTCCGAATATACAAATTAAAAATATTCGCATACAAAACTTCAAAGCCTATGACGATTTCACTATGGACTTTACAAAGAATGACAAAAACGTAAAACCTTTCATATGCTTTATCGGTGAAAACGGAGTTGGTAAATCAACGGTTTTAAATGCTATACAAATGCTTTTCCAGAGATATGACGGATATGATAGCGAACGTCTTATTAATCAAATGCAAACATGCGTAAGACATGTTTCTAGCTCCAAAACAAATGCATGCGTGGATGATTTCTTAATCGAAGCAGAAATTAAATACGAAAATGGAGATTATAAGGTTAGTCTAAATAAAAACGGTTTTATAGAAGACCATCCAAATGAGATAAAGCAACTTTTATATAGACTTTGTTACTATACCAAGTTTGACAGAGATTTGCATCAATTCCAATTAACAAGAGATAAATGGAGTATATTTAAGGCATTATTTGAATCAGTTACGGGATATGAGATAGAAGAAATGACAGATCTTTTTTCATATAGCGAAGATCCAGTTCAAGCTAAACTTATGGATAAATATATACTTGGATTTTTAGTTAAAAAGCCTTTTGAAACAATATCCCACAAAGAATGCAGCAATGGAGAGAAAAAGGTAATTAAATCGTTCTCAACGCTGTTAAATCTTGAGATTTCACCTAGGGTAATACTAATTGATGATATCGCAATGCATGTCGCACTTAGCCGTCATATAGCGTTAATTGAGGCGATGCAGAGATGTTATCCAAATAGCCAGATATTCTCAACGACACATAGCTATCGTATTACCAAGAGTTTACGAAGAATTGATGAAATATATGATTTGAGAGTTATGCATGCCGATAAGATTGTTGCTTCGGAGCCATGGAGACTGAGGTTGATGGATGAAATTGATGACGCTTTGTATAAACTTGATGGTTTGAATGCCGAAAATAGTACAAATCTATATGATATTGGAAAAAAAATAAGAGTTTGTTGTCTGTTGCCTATATGGGACTTACACGATTTTCAAAAACACGTTATGAAATTCTTAAAGGAAGTTTCAGATTTATACGTAATAGGTATGTTACCTCGCGATGGTAATTCGATTGAGGCTTGATAATAGAAAAAATTAAAATTGGTAATGTGGGGAGAAATTTATGTCAATTAAAGCATTGCAAGAGTACACTCGTTTTTCAAAATACGCGAAATATAATCCAGAAGCGGGTAGAAGAGAGTTTTGGGATGAACAGGTAGAAAGAGTTTTTAAAATGCACAGGGAAAAGTTGGGCGATTCTCTATACGGACAGATAAAAGAGGATATGGAGTTTGCTCAAAGAATGGTTGAAAAGAAAAGAGTTCTTGGTTCTCAAAGGGCTTTACAGTTTGGTGGAGCACCTATTTTAAAGAAAAATCCAAGGATGTTCAATTGTACGGTTTCATATTGCGATAGACCAAGATTCTTTCAAGAGTGTATATATCTTTTGCTTTGCGGTTGCGGTTGTGGATTTTCTGTTCAAAAACATCATGTAGATAAATTGCCTAAGCTAGTACTCCCCTTGTTAGAAAAGAAAGTTTATCAAATTCCAGATTCAATCGAAGGGTGGTCTGATGCATTGGGCGTTTTAATGTGTTCATATTTTGATAGCGATTTAACGGAATTCCAAGATTACAGAGGGTTCCAAGTTGAATTTGATTATTCATTAATCCGTCCAGAAGGAGCGACACTGTCTTCTGGAGGAAAGGCACCTGGTCCCGATGGTTTGATGAGAGCGATTGAAAAGATTCGTTATCTTTTGAATAAGACAACAATTCATAATGGCAAATTGCGTCCAATTGATGCTTATGATGTTTGTATGCATGCTTCTGATGCGGTTTTAAGCGGAGGAATAAGAAGATCTGCTTCGATTTGTATATTTTCGCCAGACGATGAAGACATGATAAAAGCCAAAACCGGTTCTTGGTTTATTGAGAATCCACAGAGAGGGCGATCTAATAATTCTGTTCTATTAGTAAGAAACGAAACTACAAAAGAACAATTTTCTAAGTTGATGCATTCTGTAAAGGAATTTGGGGAGCCAGGGTTTATATGGACGGATTGTAGAGATATGCTCTACAATCCTTGTGTTGAGGTCGGATTATTTGCATACTTCGATCTTGATGATCCGAAGAATAGGATTTTAATAAATTCGAATGAAGAATATAAAAAATCAGTAGAGATTGAGAAGAAGAGGCAAAGTAATGATAAAATGCTTTCTGGATGGGAATTTTGTAATCTTTGCGAAATCAACATGAAGAAGTGTAAGACGGAAGAAGAATTTATGGAGTCTTGCAGAGCAGCATCTATTATCGGAAGCGTTCAAGCATCATATAGTCATTTCCCATATCTTGGTGGTGTTACCGATATGATAGTCAAAAGAGAGGCATTGCTTGGCGTTTCAATGACTGGAATGGCAGATTCTCCAGATATCGCCTTCAATCCCGAAATACAGAGAAAAGGAGCGAAAGTTGTTTTGGATACAAACGAAAGAATATCTAAAATAATTGGAACAAATGTATGCGCTAGAGGTACTTGTGTGAAACCGGCTGGGTCCACGAGTTGCGTCTTGGGCAGTGCTTCTGGCATTCATCCTCATCATGCGAAACGATATTTGAGAAGAGTTCAAGCTAATAAATTAGAAGTACCATTGCAGCATTTTCAAAAATATAATCCGTTGGCAATAGAAAATTCTGTTTGGTCTGCAAATAATACAGATGTAGTTGTTACATTTTTGTGCGAAGTTCCAGATGGCGTTAAAACAAAGAATCAAGTGAACGCCATAACATTACTTGAGAATGTAAAGTTGACGCAACAGAATTGGGTTGAGTGTGGCACCAGGGTTGAAGAATGTATTAGACCTTGGCTGAGACATAATGTTAGCAATACATGTACTGTTAAGCCTGAAGAATGGGAAGTAGTCGAGAATTTCATATATGACAATAAAGCTTGGTTCGCTGGAATATCTTTGCTTCCTGCATCTGGAGACAAGGATTATCCTCAGGCACCATTTACAGCGGTATATACTCCAACTGAAACCGTTAGAAAATACGGCGATGGAAGCTTGTTTGGTAGTGGATTGATAGTTGATGGTCATCACGCCTTTGACAATGACTTATGGGCGGCTTGCGACTGTGCGTTGGGCGTTGGAGAGGTATTGGACGTAAAAGCTTTGAGAGTCAAAATCGAAATTGCATTTAAGACAAACGGACAGTATTGGAAGGATGAGGGTCTTAGTCCAGAAAGCCCTGAAAGACTTTTAAATGCATGGTTGAAGCATAACGTCAAGAACTACAATAAGAAAGTAGACTGGGTAAGAAGGGCTAAACAGTTTGCGACTCGTTATTTCAATGATGATTTGAGAGAAATGACATATTGCCTAAAGGATATTTATAATTGGAAGGTGTGGTGTGATTTGTCTAGAGAATATGTTGAAGTTGATTGGTCGCAATGTTTTGAAACGGAACAAGGTGCAATGGACACTGAAGCTGGAAGTGCGTGTTCGGGTGGAAAATGCGAGTTGGGTGATTTAGGAATCATGATTGAACAGAAGCAACAAGACAAAAAATAATAAGAATTGTTATTAGAAAAGGGTAAAGGCACGTTAGTTAGGAATTAATTAACGTGCCTTTTTTGTGTTTAAATTTGTATAATGGTGGTAATATGAAGCTTAGAATTTATAAAAGTAATGATAGATATGAATTTTCTGTTGATGGATTTTCTTCTGTAATTCATCATAAATGCGTCCCGAATATACAAAAGGATTATAAATTCGCATATCAAGCTATGGCGGATGCTAAAAAGTTGGCTTATAAAAAGTCATACCATATCGAATCTATAAAGATGCAACGATTTGCTGTTGAAGATTTGTCAAAACCAGTGATACAAGATCCTGAAGCTGAAGATTTGTTAATTGGTCATTACAAGACAATGTTGAAAGATATGACACAGAAAGTAATGGGCATAGACAATAATGGTGAAGATGAACGTAAATTAACTTATTTAGTTTTGGTTTCTCAAGTGGATGATTTGTTGAGAGTTAAAGAGGCATTGGAAGAAGAAGGGCAGGATGCAGAAATTGATAAATTAATTGATGGATATCGAAAGATAGCTCAAAAACATTTTAGTGAATATTTGGCTAAAGATAAAAAAGAAAAAGATGAAGCAGAAGATGCTCCAGCGGCTCCAGTTGCTCCTAATATGCCAGAAATGGGAGGGCAGGCACCAGCAGAACCGAATATGACTATGGCTTCTAAAAAGATAAATTTAACAGATGATGATTTGTCAGACCTTTTTGAGCATTATGGGAGTATGACATGCAAAGCCATTTCGAAACACCATCCAGATGCGATTTTTAAGACAGCTTTAAAAGACGGAATTATAGATATCGTAGGGTTAGATAGTGGAGATAAGTTGCTTTCTGTTCATGTAAATGATAAGTTTAATGTTAGCAATATCATTCCATTGGGGATTGTTGCTGAGAGTTATCCTTCCTATTCGCCAAAATTTTATCAGAGATATTGGAAACCTGTAGTGGAGGCTATAGGGCATTTTTATTTAGATGAGTTTGATTCGCTCATTGTTCCTGAGCTTGGAGCTTTGCCTGACATGCCAAACGATGAAGGTTCTTTTGACATTATGAGTTGGAATCCATATGAATCTAAAGAGAAGCCTATTAGTTTGTCATTTAATAATAAATCTCCAATATGGAAAGTGTTGTCGTCTAAAAATAAGTTTGTAAAAGCTAATAAATATACAGAAGAAGATTTTATGGTCAATCAGCCGACTAGAGTAATGTGCATTGACAGTAACATGGATTTGTTTAAAAAAGTTGGTGAAGTTGTTCAAATTGCTCCGATGGCTGAGGGTTTTTATATTGATGTTAATTTTGGCCGCAAGATAGTTAGATTGTCGCCAGAGCAAATAGAAATAATAGATGGGATTTAATGCAATATACAATTTTTAGAAAAACGTTTGGAACTAAACAAATTATTAAGTTCTGTGAATTCAAGACAGATAATCCAATAAGTGATATTATATGGGTTGAAGATTTAGGGATTGTATATACTTCAAATAATATTTTAGGGCTTATTTCTGTTGATGGAGAACATTTTGATAAGTGGAAAGGGGATATTGATTCTGACTCGCCAAAAGACGGCAGCAATCCATATTTTGGTTATTTGTCTGGATTGAGTTATTGTTCTAAAAATAAAAAGATATTTGTTGGCGAGGATGGTGGTAGAGATATACGTGTCATTGATGTAAGGGATAATTATACATCTTCTTTGGTAAAAGGCAACAGTAGAGTAATGATTGATAATACATTAAGGAAGATTGGTAAAAATACAGAGGTTTATATTTCTGTCGATAAAAGGAGAAATGTATTATTGGCATATCCATTGATTCGCAAATGTTTTTATTTTTCGAATTGCGAATTAAAACATGTTCTTGGCGATGGTAAATGTCGTTTCGCAAATGGGAGTGATGTTTTTTGTACTTCTATTGGTAATCCATCTGGAGTCGTGTGCAATGAAAGCGAATTTTATATTGCAGATTCATGTTGTGGATTGATACGTAAATTCGATGGAAAAAAAATTAGTGTTTTGTGTGGTAAGCCTAATGAACCTATTTTAAAAAGTCCATCTAAGTTATTGATTCAGAAGAATTCGTTATCTATATTGTGTAGCAATTCAATTAAAATGTTTTCTTTTTCAACTGGAGAGCTTGGGAAGGGTTCGGCATATGAGTCGGATAAAATATTGAATATAACCAACGATGACAGTAATGGTTTATATATATTGGAGGGAGTAAATGCCTAAAGTTAAAGTTGAAGAAAATAAACACAATCCGTTGTTTGATGCGATAAGAAGGATCGAATTAGAGAATCCAGAAATTGTAGACCAAGATGACCGTTATAAGATCGTAGACATAATGGAATTTTGCAACGGGAAGCAATATCTGGATATTCCTGGCAATAAGATTAAATTGTTTCCTGGTCAATCTGTTATTTTAAAGACGTTTTATAAAGGAACAATTGGCAATGAACATATAACTTTAAATCAAGAAGAGTGGGAGTGGTTATATGCTCGACAAGATGATGTTGAGATAGACGGGGTTACATATGAGCGTAATTTGAGAGACGTTATCCAAAAGATCCACGCGAAGGAAAAGGACGAGACTTATAAACCGTTTACGCAGTTGGTGTTAGTACTAGGACGTAGAGCGACGAAAACTTTTTTAGCATCAATTATAACGGCTTATGAGGCATATAAGTTGATTCTCATTAATAACGGCGACCCTCATAGATATTACAATCTTCCTAACGATGATGAAATAGCTATAATTAATGTCGCGTTGTCTCAGAAACAGGCAGGTAGATTGTTCGGTCAAGTTCAATCAAGATTACGTAACTCTCCATTTTTCAAAGGACGTATCGCAAAAGAAACTTCTGATACTATTCGTCTTTATACAGATAGAGACTTGCAAAAGAAAAGCGAAGGAGCCATTTTAAGTATACAGGGTTCTATTTTACTGTTGTGCGGACATAGTAATCCAGACTCTTTGGCTGGTTATAGTGCAATATTGTTATTGTTTGATGAAATCGCGTTCTATGATGAAACGGGGAAAGTTACTGGTAAATATTTCGTAAACCGTTTAAAACCTTCGTTGTCTAAGTTTTACAAATTCAATGAAGGCAAAGTGGTTATGATTTCATCTCCAAACGTCAAGAATGGGGCGTTTTATGATGCTTTTATGGAGGCGACGGACAGTGACAAGGATATTAGTGATTCTTGTTTGTCTTTCCAATTGCCGACATGGGACATAAATCTTGACGTTCCATATGAAGAACCAGAATTGGCTAAAACTAGGAATGCCAATCCAGAGATGTTCAAGATAGAATTTGGAGGTCAATGGGCTGAAGGTGGATCTTATACAAATTATTTTGACGCTGGAGCGGTTGACAGATGCATTAGATATGAGCTTGGACCACATCAACGTCCTCATCCGCGATGCAATTATTATATTCATGTCGATCCAGCTAAGAAAAGCAATAATTATGCTGCTATAATGGTCGCTAAAGAACGATATCTTACGCCGCTAGGACAAAAAAGAAATAGATGTTCATTAGCGGGAGTTTGGGTTTGGAAGCCGACTCCAGGTCTTGGACTTTTGTTTGATGAGATTGATACATATATAATCCAAATATGTTCTAGATTCCACCCTATGTCTGTTACTTATGACGATTATCATTCTGTACATAGCGTTCAAAGATTGAGGGGGCATGGGATTAATTGCACTCAAATCTCGTTTAATGATAGGGTTAAATGTAAGGTTTATCAGAATTTAAACAATATGATGTTATATCAACCTGAACCAGAAATACTTCTATATGATAATAGTCCTGAAACAACTTTGCTTATAGCTGAATTGAAAGAATTAAAGATAAAAAGAACAAAAAGAGGATATTCGATTATGCCAGATAAACATGGAGATATCGCAAGTGACGATTTAAGTGATTGTTTAGCTGGAGCTTGTTCGGCGGCGAATGAGGGTCTAAGAATGGCTTTACCTGGTCCAGTTACGGTTAGATTAGGAAGTCACTGGTAAATAAAGGATTTTTGATTTAGTTTATAGAAAAAAGTTTGAGGATGTCCATATCAATAATAAGGAGATGTTAATTATGAAGTTTAATTTGAAAAAATTTGCAGAAAAAAGTAATGAAGGTAATAAACATACAGAACAGAGATTGAAGAGCGAACATTCTGAAGCTCCTACATCTATAACTCAAAAACAACTTGAGAACAATAGAGTTCCTGAGAAAAACGTAACAATGGAAGCCTTATTGGACTCTAAACGTTTGGGCGGGTCAGATAAAATTATTGAGAAAGGGCTTAATGATGCCAAGGGTGGATTGCATAAGCACAGAAATGCTGGGGCTTATTCTGGCGATTTAAATAAGGTTGAAGAAAAGCGTTTAAGCATGAAAACTCAGGAAAAGGAAAAATATGAAGCTGCATCATCAACGCCATCAAATAAGCGTTGGTGGGATAATCTTAAGGCTAGTGCTACTAAGAAGGTTGTAATAGCTTCAGATGAGTTGGATTTTGAAGGTGGAGATAGATGGAATAGAACTAATGATTCAGCTTGGGCGGGGGCAGATGAAGATGGCGTTCTGGAAGATCAGGATTTTGATTTAGATGTCATGGATTCTCCCGACGAGGATGTTGTTGACGATAATGGTGGTAAGCCTTTGTCGATTGCAGAAGTTAGACCCGTTGACAGTCCGATAGGTAAAGGTTTGTATGCGGTTCTTGACATTACGCAGTCTGGTGCTCAACTTAGTCCTGAAGAATTGCAAGAAGCTGCTTACAATATGGTTATCGATGAAGGTTATGGATATCTTGCAAACGTTTCGGGATTTACGCCAGAATCGTTCAAAGTAAAGGCAGATCAGGTGGTTGCTCGTTTATTTGGAGATGAGTTTTATCCAAAAGGTAATATGGCGGAAGAATCGGAACCGGATTTGATGGAAGATAATCCGTTTATTGTTTCTGATTTGCAACAGACTGACGTGGATGGAATTGTTCTTGGTACAGTTAACGTAGATCCTCAATCAATGGAACTTGTTCAATCTATGGACGACGATGATGTACGCAGCCAGGTTATGGATGCCATTCTTGCCAAGCATGATAATATAAATGTTGAAAGCGATGGTCTTGATTTAGAAAAACTTTTAAGTGGCGAAATTAGTTTCGTTGGTGAAGTTTCTCGTAAGCGTCCAAAACGCAAAGCTCCCGAAAGTTGGGAGAATGTTGTTGGTAAGCCAATCGCGTCTACGGATTTTGATATTGTCGTATTATCTAACACAAAAAAAAATTAGATAGAGAAAGAATTGATAAGATTGCTGATTCGTTCTTGAAAAATTTTGATGAATTCAATTTCGAGAAGTCAAATAAGGAACTTCAAGAAACTATTGATGTGTGCGAGATAAAAGGTCAAGATAGAGTTCATCTAATGGCTAAGATTAAAAAAGAACTTGGTCGCAAGAATATTTCTTTAGATTTCCTTGAACTTTAATGTTGAAAAATCTGTATAATATTAATTGAGGAAGATAAAATCAATTACATTATAGGAGATTTAATATGAAGGTTACGATTAAGGGGATTACTGATTCAACGATTGCATTTAACACTCTAGGAATTATTGTTCGTGGAAATTCAAACAAGAATGATTCTGGCAGTTGTGCATATCATATTGACATTGATACGGTAGACAAGCAGAATGAAATCAATTGTTTGGTCAATGCTAAATTTATTACTGTCGAGAGCGAAGAGCCGATTGAACAGAAAAAGCCAATAATTGAAGTGTGTTGCGATAATCCTTTTGATATTGTTCCTGTAGTCGTTTCTAAAGAAGATACCGTTTTTGTAGATTCTGATGATGGCATTGAAGATTGTCAAGCAGTCGCGGATATTGATGAATGTTTTGAGACCGATGTTGATTTTGAACGCAAAGCTTATGAAAATGAATATATTACAGATTGTGAATTCGATAAATTAATTACAGATACCATTCCAACGACTAATTGTACCAGTACGGAGTCTGTTGAAGAATCAAAAGTTGTTGGCAAGCGTGGAAGACCAAAGGGATCTAAGAATGTTAAAGGTGTTAAGCAAAAAGAAGAAGTCAAAAATCCAATTACTCCTAAGAAAATAACTAAAAGTTCTACAGTTGGGTTGAAGGATGGTTCAGATGTTGTTGTAATGACTTCCGAAGGACCTCGAACTGGACAGATGAAGAGAAATGCAATTGGCGATATGAATGATAATGAAACAACAAAGGCTTCTATTGATGCAATGGAAGCGTTGGATAAGGAAGAGAGAGAAAGTAGGGATTCTGAGCCAATTGATGAAAGCAAACTTGATTTATCGGAGAGAATGGGTCTTAAGGCAGTTGTTTCGTGTGGGGAGGGTAGTGCTCAATCCGTATCTATGAAGAATTCTGTTATTCCAGAAGCAGATCAAATTAAAGCGAGGGGAATAAATTTCATTGATGCACCAGAAGTGGAACATGAAGAGTCTGCATTGATTGATGAAGACAAAGACAATGATGACGGATTGGCCTTTTTAGAATATTAAAAGGTTTTTCTATTGATAAATTGAAATATATTCATCATGAGGACCATTAGAATTCAAAAAACCGCTAGAACATTTATGCCAGAGATAATCGCTCCAGGCACAGGTCTTTCTCCAGCTACTAACAAATCTGTAATACCTACCAATAATGTAACAACAATTCAAGATATTCTTGACGGTAGCACATATAAAATTCCCGATGCAAACGGCAATTGGGGCAAAGGCGAAGATATTTCTCATTCATTTGTAGAAGAAGGCGATTTATATAAACGTCGTGAAAGGGATTTTGAAATATTGACAAAAATGACTAGACCGTTAATTGATCAAACTGAAAAGTGGGAGGTCAGAGTGCCTGGTGGTTCTAAAACGTTCCCATCTTTCGCTTTAGTTCAGGAATTCCGTGAAAAAATGAAACAGAAAGGGATTCCTATAAAATGGGTTGAGAAAGTAGCTCAAACTCAAGATCGTTCCCAAACGGTATCTTTGTCATTGAAAAAAACATTTAAAGTTGAATCGATAGACACTCAAAGTTCCATTAAAGAAACTGGAGCGGCGTTTTGTGTAGCTCCTAATGTATTTGTTACTTGTGCTCATGTTGTTATAAAATATGACAAAAACGTTGAAAACAATTTTGATTCCATTGATTATTCTGAAAGATTGCAGATAAGCATAATTCAAAATGGGATGAAAGTTCCCGCCAATGTAATTGCAATAAATGGCTCTTTGGATCTTGCTATTTTACAAGCAGATATAGATTTAGCTCCATTCAAACTAGATGTTGATTCAATGCAGGTTGGCGACGATATATTAACGATAGGCAGTCCACATGGTTTCGAGAACAATGTTTCATTTGGTAATATTGGGTCAATTGGCAAACAAATATATGGACATCGTGGTGCTCCAAAGTATTTTTTCATTGATGCACCTGTTTTTCACGGTAATAGTGGCGGTCCTATAGTGAATGTTAGTAGCGGCAAGGTTGTAGGTGTATTAACTTCTATTGTTGCTCAAAACGGAGAATATGGATTAAACGTAGGTTTGCCATCGGTTTATATACGAAATTTCTGTATAATAAATAATATAGTTACAGAATAATATAGAAATAATTCATTGACAAGGAGCATTATGAGCGATGTTGTAGTCCGTTTGACGGTAAATAAGAAAAATGGAAGCTATTCAGCCAAGATATTAAGTCATCAGGGAGGCAGCTCTTGTGGTGATGGAATTGATGATGAAATCGTACAAGATCTTTTAAATGCCGAAATTCCTGGTTTTGGAGAGTTAGCTGTCGCTGGTGATTCTGGCAAGACATCTGAGTATTTTGAAGAGAAGCAAGCTAAAAAAGGCAAATCTTATCGTCCTGTCGGTGGTTTTGGAGAAGAGGAAGAAGGTTCTGCAAAACAAAAAGAATTGCATTTGGGTTATGGGGTGTAAATTATGGAAAAATCCAACATATATGATTTAAAAGATAGTTTGAAAGATTTAGACTGTTATTTTATACACGAATTATTAAATATCCCAATCAGCGGAAAGAATCGCTCATATTTTAGAGAAGAAACATTAAAATATTGGTTATTAGAAGGAATGCATAAGTACGAAGATGACGATAAATCAATTGTATACGCAGCTATTGAATCTATGAAAGTAGTCATAGAAGATATTGAAAAACAACATCCATTGGTTGAAATTATGATTGGGAATTTTGAAGACCAGAAATATGCAAAAGAAATATTTTTGAGTTTGATTAACGATTATTCAAAATTACTAGAAGCGAACGAGGAGGATTAGATGGAAGTAGTAGGAGATAGTTTTCAGATTAGATTGGTTGATAAATCGTATGAAAAAACTGTTGGTGTTGGTATGGTAATGGATATAAAATGTGAAAAATCTAACAGTGGTTGGACAAATATTATTATTGAACTAACAAAAGAGCAAATTAAAAAATTGGGCGAAGATTTAATTAGAATAAGCGAACAGTAAAAGTAAAAATATTTCAAAAGCGACAAATTAATATTAATTTGTCGCTTTTTTGTTTCAAAGGATAATTCAAAGGAAAAATAGAAAATAAATATTATGCAAAAGAAATCTCAAAGTAATTATTCAGAGTATTATCAAGGAACTATGCCAACATATAGACCCGGTGGAGGCGTTGACTTTTCACAACTATCATCTTCTTTTTCAAGAACATCAGATGTAATGAATCTTGTTTATCAGTACGCCCCAGATATATCTAGGGAAGTTTCTTATATTTTTGACTTTTCTAATCAAGGAGCTTACGGAGTTTATATTCCAGCATTAGTTGAAGAAGTTAAAACAAATGAACTTAAAAAACAGTTGGAACAAAGAAATTACGAAGTTAAAGAAGAGAACGGGATGATGGTTGCCTATCCGAAAGACGGTTCTGAAGAAGACAATGAAAAAATCAAAGACGAGATAAAACAATTGTGGGATCGTATAAATGCAGGCAAGAGTGAAGTGCTTGGCGTTAATATGAACAAAGTTAAAAGCTCAACTGAAGAAAATATGAAACAATTAATAGCAGCTGCCGAAAATGCAGGCGTTCCTATTTCAAACCCTCAACTGTTATGGGATATGTTAACTATGCTAGAATTAGGCGCAACAATAATTCATGAGTGGGAACATTCGAGAGGCGGCGACGAGGGGGCTTCTGAGGGTAGAGAACGCGATTTCGTTAATTCAACTATGCCAATAATTAAACAGAAGTATAAGGATGAGTCTGGAGAAGAAATGCCAGTAGGTAATTCTACTTTAGCCAAGAATAAAAGCTGGTATCGTTTTGCTCAATATATGAATTATATCCCAAGCCATATTAGGAATAAACCGACAGGATCTGATTTGTCAGGGAGAGGAGGGAAAATTCCAACTGGTGACGGTAATTTAGCAGATTGGGGTATGATGATGCAACAAAACCAAAAAGAACCTATTGAAAACAGATTAGGGAGAGGGTTTGTATGGCCGTTAGCGAAAGGGTTGGTTCAAGAACATCAAACTATAGAAGAACAGCTTAGAAGACAGACGGCGGGGGATTGCGTTCCAGATGCTTCGTTGATTTATGAAGAATTATTGGCGAAAGATAGAGACAGTACGCAAGGTTATAAGACATTAGAACAATTAATGGAAGAACGTAGACCTCAGCCTATTATGGTTCCATTAGAAAAGACGGCTTCTAAAATCAAAAAAGAAGCAACATTGTTCGGATGGTATAACAATCTTGATATTTCTGATGGATCTACGCTTCAAGGGATGGGCGATAGGGTAATGAAATGGGATGATAGAGATGAATCATTCAGTGCGGAAGAATCAGAGATAAGGGAGCAGCCCCGTTATAATCCATCTTATGACTTGAAGGGGTTTTATTATAGATGGATTGAACCACGATTTAAGCCGCAATTGTGGGATGATATGACGCAAGATTTATCGAATACTCATCCTGCCAAAAGGTTTGCTCAAATTGATTCTGAATCGGATATGCCAAAAATGCTTAATATTTTGGAAACCATTAAGGATAGGATATTGTCTGGCAAAATGAAAGCGTCAAGACTTATCATAACGAGCGATATATACCAATTTGTACGAAAGACTGTAGGGTGCGAAGGCGTTAATATAAAGGCTTTTAAATTTGGCAAGACAGAGCAAAATGAGTCTATTTATGCAGTTTGGATTGTAGATCCTTCTGTTGATTCTGGAACTTTGAAAAAAGCAGAAGGAAAATTTCAAATGTCAGCCGCTCCAGATGCTTTAGCTGATTTGGTTGAAGATTTGCTTGGTTTTTCCAGTTATAGGGTCAATGTAGTTGAAGAGATAGTAAATGCAGCCGCTTTAATTAGTAAAAAGTATGGGATTGACGATTTGTGTGTTATAGGAACATATGCTAGAGAAAGGGCGTATGGAAACGATAAACCTGATGTAGAGGAACTTGATTTTTCCACTGAGTCTCCTTTTAAAAATGCAAAAGTTGGTCAATTATTGGCTGATACTCTTGGTATAACTCCAGAAATTAACACGAAATTAACTTTTGCTTATAAAGGAGTTAAGGTTGAGTTTAGTTTGGTCAATAAAAAGGAAGAGATAGCTCGTCTTTCATTGTTGAAAGTTAAAAATAACAATCAGATAATGATTGATTTATTAAACAGAGATTTTACTATAAATATGTTTGTTTATAACGTTTCCAGCAAAGAGATATTAGACCCGTTTAAGGTTGCCAAAGGTGCCATGAGAAATAAGACGGTTGAGACTCTTTTGAAATCAGAAGCTATTATCAAGAATAATCCAATTTTAATTCTTCGGGCTTTGAAGTTGGTTTTGAAGTATAAAATGAAAATAGATGCAGATTTAGAAAGGACAATGATATCATATGGTGGAAGATTATTTAAAGGTCAATATACTGATTTTGAATTATTGTTTGCTAGAGAGAGTATAAAGGATGAAGGTAAATATGAGGCGGACAAGTTATTTGATGCGTTCGGGTTGTGGAAGATTAAGAAAATAGAATAAGGAGAATTATGAAAATTGTGACGGCAAACAAGAAACAGAAATTGGTTTTGTCAAAGAAAGAGTGGCAATCAATCGGTAAAAAAGCAGGTTGGATGAAAATGGCAGAAGTAGAAATGATGACCGATAGAGAATGGGTGTGTCAAACGTGCGGGAATAAAAAAAATCTACCTAAGTTTCAAGTTGAAATGCAACCAAGAAAATTTTCAGTGGGGAAACAGGGAGAGGATTGGTGTCCAAAATGTAAATATAAGACCGATCATATGGTAAAATCGAAATAATCAAAAAATAACAAATTAAATGGCGAGGTAATATTTATGAAATTAGTTAAAACTGCAAGTGGAAAACAAACAATAAAGATTTCCAAGAAAGAATGGACTTCTATTGGTAAAAAAGCGGGTTGGGACGATCTTCGAGACTCCATAGAAGATAGAGGTGGATATACGGGAGATGATAATTTTCGCAAATTAGAAGCTGCTGCAAGATCAACAGATACCATAACTATAACAAGTCCTCGTATACATGGAACTTTTACTAAATTTAAGATTCATAGTGAACCGTCAGAATATCGTGCATTTGGCATTAAACTAGAGCAGGGGATGATATATGTATCTGAGGATAGTGTTAAAGATTGGAACGTAAACGATAATGGCGTAACTATTAATTTGATGTAATATTTATTGAATGCTGAGCGAGAAACAATATTAAAAACGGGAGGGGAATTATGAAGATAGTAAAAACAGCTAGTGGTAAACAAACAATTAAGATGTCTAAATCAGAATGGACAGATATCGGCAAAAAAGCTGGATGGATGAAAGAGGCTATGTCAGAACCTATTAGCTTATCTTCTCATTTGTCTCAGATTGAAGATGGCTTGAGAAATATAAATGGGCAAGATTTTATAGATTTAATTTCTTCATTTATTGGACCAAATATAACTAATAAAATAATAGAGAGAATAAAACAGGAAAGTTCTAACCCAAAAAAACAAGTAGTTGAGCCCGATTTCAAAAACGCTCTAAATCCAAGAGAATAAGGATAATATTATGAAATTAATAAAAACAGCAAGTGGTAAACAAACAATAAAGATTTCCAAGAAAGAGTGGACAGATATTGGTAAAAAAGCGGGATGGATGAAAAAGGCTCAATTTGCAAACGTTCAAAAAGAGATATCTGAAGTGCAAACAATATCTCAGTCGCTATATGACGGAATTGAAGAGGGTAGAATTAAGCTTGAAATTATTGCGAGAGAAGTCGGTTCCGATACTCTTGGAATAGGGTCTGTAACTAAAAAAATAAACAAAGAAGATGCAAGAAAACTATATCGTATTTATAAGACTTTAAAAGATAGACTTCAGTTTTGGATAAGCCCACTAAACACAATTCATGACGCTACAAATCCACAAAATATTAGTAATGATTTGTCAACAGACAGGGCTGATTTGACGGAAACAACAGATTTTTAAAAAGTTAAAAGGAGAATGAAATGAAATTAGTAAAAACAGCGAGTGGAAAACAAACGATTAAGATATCCAAGAAAGAGTGGACAGATATCGGCAAGAAAGCTGGATGGATGAAAGAGGCACAACAAACCGATGATGAAATGTGGGCGGGTATTGAAGAAGAGCAACAACAAAATATTATAAAAAACAAACTTAAAGGGAAAATTCAATATTTAATTTTAGCTGAAGGAATTCTCCAAGGCAATATGGAACATAGTGTAAAATTAGAACTAGAACGGCGAATTGACGAGTTTGCAGAGTGGGTTTCTTGGAACATTAAATAGAATAAGGAGTGTTATGAAATTAGTAAAAACAGCAAGTGGTAAACAAACAATTAAGATTTCCAAGAAAGAATGGACAAATATTGGTAAAAAAGCGGGTTGGATGAAATCGGCTCAATTTGATCAAAGCAGGGGGACAATTGAAATGGGAGATACCGGACAAGTCCAACAGGCTTCCCAAGAATTATTTACAAGCGTATCACAATTGACTCCTGACCAAAAAAATAAAATATTAAAATCGTTAAAAGCCACAATCACCAAAAAGAATATTACCGAACAAGAGGTGAACGATTTAATTGCAAATGGTTTAATGTCTCGTGGGATTGTAGACGGAGCATCTCTTTCTAATTATATTCAACAATTAAACTAACTTATAAAATTGATGCTTTTGGTTTATGGAAGATTAAGAAAACATTAAAGGAGATTAAATGAAATTAGTTAAAACAGCAAATGGAAAAGTTAAGGAGATATAAAATGCCTGTACCAATCCAATTAGTTAACGGACCAACAGAGAAAATAAAAAGCGATGGATTGCTTGATATTTCTTTTTTAGCCAATCATATGCCAAAAGAAGCTTCTGGATTGTCATACGGAGTTACTGATTCAGACGCAGACAATGTAATGAATATATGGCTTAATGCTAAAAAGATAGATAATGAGACATTTGAGATAAAATCAATGGATATAGATAATCAAACTATTATAAGACTTAAATCAAGAGGACTTATAAGTGGCGGAACTGATAATGTCAAATTTACTTCAAGAGGAAAAGGAATAGTAAAAACAATGTCATTGGGAGAAAGTAACAATTTCCTCAACAAGAAAAAAGAAAAAAGCTACACTGAGATATTAGCAAGTATGGATAAAAGAGGTAAAAAAGGATATAGAATCGCTGCTGATGGCGTTTATTCTGAATATTCTCATCTTTTAACTATGGCGGCACATATTTCAGATCTTGATAAAATGCTTATGTTAGCCAAATTAATGAAAGATTTGAAAGAGCATTTTCCAAATGGCAAGATTGAAACTTCCAGCAATTACCATTCGTTTGAGATGATGGACGAAGCTATGGGAACGTGTTGGATTGCTATATCTTATGACAAATGGAATCAGGAGTTATATATCGATAAATATTATGAGAGCGAGTATTTAAACAATCAAAATGCAAAAAACACTAGAATCCCTTGCGAATTTGAAAATTATGATAGTATGAAAAATAATGCTATAGCTGCGATGGAACAAATGAAAAACTCATAAGGTTAAATATGCAAGAAATAAACGTCGAATTAAATAAAAAACAATCTAGTGGAATCGAAATTTATGCCGAATTAAGCAAAAAACAATTTAATTTAATCCAAAACGGAGACGCGACAATAGAAGTTCCATATGGAGTCTCTATGAAAAATAAAATTGGTTCACGAGCATTACATTTTTATTGCGAGAATGACGATGCCGCTGAAGAATTAAGAGAAGGATTAGACGATAGCGGAATAGCTTGGCAATAAAAATGAAAAAATTATCAATAGAAATAGCCGATACACCTTCTAAAAGAGCTACAGGACTTATGGATAGAAAGTCTCTTGGCGAAAATAATGGAATGCTATTTAAATTTACTCATGATGATTATTTGAGATTCTGGATGAAGTCAACATACATCCCATTAGATATCGCATTTTTAAATGATGATGGCGTAATACTGCAAATATCAGAGATGTCTCCATTAAGTACGCGAATGATTTGTTCGAATTCACCTTGTAAAAACGCTTTGGAAGTTAATCGCGGATGGTTTAAGAAGAATGATATTGGAATTGGCGATAAGATTGGTGGTTTAGAAATAGCTGATAAAAAATATAGGTTAAATAAAAAAGCTCAAATGACTCCAATGCCTACACCTGATTCTGAAGCCACAGCCGATGGAATTCCTCCTACTCTTACGCCGCCTGCTGTAAATCCACCAACTGAAAATAAGGACGGAAACGAAACACAACAAGATCCTAGAGCGATGATGGTTTTAGATGATAGAGCTAAAGTTAGATATGCAGAACAGAGAAATTTAGCCATGCAGATTATTTATCAATCAAAAGAAAGTGGACAGGTTTTGCCTCCTAGAAAATTAATACCATCTCCTGGCGAGGGATATCCAATTAGAGTTAGCAGCGGTGGAGATTATTTTGTAGCTTTTGACTCTTCCCCGACTATAGCAGGAAGCACTTGGGAAATTTTAGGAAATCAAATTAAGCGGTTTTTATTTTCAAATATAATTGCTTTGGAAGTGTTAGAAGAATTTGTTGATTAATTTTTGAATAATAAAAAAGGATATTGAAAAAAATTAAAGAAAATGATAAATATGAAAACAACAACATTTAATCTTAACTCTTTTCGTAAGAAAGCGTATTACGAAGATGCAAAAGGGTTGATGCAAGGTCAAAGTAGAGGCTGGATGAATTGTTACAAGACTAAGGTTGCTGCTGGAATTTCGCCGCAAGAAGCGATAAATTCATGCATGGAAGAGTATCAAGATCAAGCTAAAAGTAATTGGTCACAAAAATATGCTTCAAAAACATTAAAAAAATAAAAGGGAATTTCAGTAGTAATACAGAAAAGAAAAAGATAAACGTATGTTTAATCAAAAAAGGAGATGAAAAAATGGCGATAATTACACCAGTTGGTAAAATGAATTTTGATTGGAGTCCGGAAGAAAGTACGAAAGTAGTGAAAACCGCTTCAGCAAATGGCAAAACTAAAACAGTAACAGATAAGGATCTTCTTTATTTAGCTGCTAAAAAAGTTATTCAGGCTCAGTTCGATGAGAGCGAAGCTGAAGAAAAAGACGCCGACAAGGACGAATCTGCCGACGAATCCGTTGTTGAGGATGTCGTTGAAGTAGATGTTGATGATACTGATGCAGAAGTTGAAGACGAGGACGCAGAAGTTGAAGTCGAGATTCCTGACGCTGCTGATGCTGGCGAAGAATCTGCCATAGTTGACGTTCAAGAAGCTGTTGCCGAGTTGGTTGACAAGTCTGAAGCTGCCGATGCTGTTGTTGACGCTGTTACGGTTGCTCTTGACAAGGTTAATCAGGCTGTAGAGGAAGTTCGTTCTGCCGTTGGAGCCGCTGCTGGTTCTGAGGAAGTTGTATCTGATGATGTTGTTACTGATGAAATTGGTGGCGATGTTGGTGGCGATGTTGGTGGAGACGATGAGGTTTTTGAAATCGAAATTTCTGACGAAACTGCATGCCCAAGTTGCGGCGGCGAAAAGCCTTTCGGTTCCGATCCTGATTCTTGCTGCAAAGAGGAAGAAGGCGGAGAAGATATAATTCAGGAATCGACTGGAGTTGCGTGTGCCTCTGTCAAGAAAGCCTTGCAGAAAGAAGCTGGAGCTGATGATTTCGTCAAAACTAGCAAAATAAGCCCAACGACTCGTAAGAAAGTTCTGAAGTTCTGGAAAGACGATTTGGGTTATGCCGCTGATTATGCGAAATTAATGGTTACTGATTACGAGAAGTAAACCAAGAACCAATTAAATAACAATTAAAGAGAGAAAGCAGATGCAAGTTAAAAGCTACATCTGCTTTTTCGTTTATTTTGTATAATATATTTGATATATTTTATTGAAAGGAAACTCTATGGCAACAATAATCGATGGCAATCCAATAAATAATAACGCGAATGGATGTGGAACTATCCCAAGGAAATCTTCGGATCTTACTTTCTCTTCATTGGTTTCGTCTAGTGAAGCGTTCCAGAAATTAAAAAGAGAATTGCAAATTGCAGTTAAATTGTCGTTAACTGGAATTACGAATCTTGTTGTCAATCATGAGGGTCAATGTTTAGTTGATGAACTTCTTAAGGCTTCATTCAAAATTGAAGAATTATATAATAATACATATGATATAGACGCTGTTGAGTTGCAACACGGTCAAGCTGGCAATGGGAACGCTTATAATTATTTAGATGAATTGATATATGGTTCAATTGAAGTAGAAGAAGATAAAGACTTAGGTATACCTGTTCCAAAAATAGATCCTCAAACTGGAAAAAGAAAAAGGATATCTAATGGATTTATTAATAGACGTGAGTTAATAAGAGGGGCGACTTGCAAAGATAGATTGTTGATAATAAAAAATGTTGATTTTTCGTTAGATTTTTGTTCTAAAGAAAATGCAGGAATTATAGAACCAAAAGCGTTGAACCTATTTGATAATTTTCGAGATCCAATCACTAAAAATAGCTGTAGAATTCTTTTGGTTTCAAATGTAAAAATTAAACTTCCCTTTCAGATAAGAACGTTGGAAATAAGTCCAGTAGACGATCATGAAGCTAATCATCTTATTGATAGTTTTATGGATTTGTATACCAATAGTAAATATATTATAGATTTTAGCAAAAACCAAAAAGAACAGATCGCTAGGAAATTATGCGGATTAACCTACAATGAGGCTGGAGATGTTTTAGCTGCATCGTTATTTGCCGCTGAAGATCCACCTAGATCAAAAAACATAAATTCAATTATCGCAATTAAAAAAATAAGACAATCTATAAATCAAAAATTTATGGATGATGGATTCGGTTTAACTCAATTGACCGCTCGTCCTTGGGAAGATTATATTTGTCCAGAAACGAGTAATTTCACTTGGGACGTAAAGAAATTGCTAAGAGATTTCAATGAAGTAAAAAGTCTTAGAAATAAATCACTTGAGGCGATAGAACGTGGAGAAGATGAATCCGAATATGAAGATTTGATAGAGCGGATACAGACGAGAATGCCGCATGTTATGGTTCTATATGGTCAAGGTGGCGTTGGTAAATGCCTTGGACGGGGAACGAAAATTGTCATGTTTAATGGGACTAAAAAGAATGTAGAAGATGTAGTTGTTGGTGATGTTTTGATGGGTCCAGATTCAAGACCAAGAAATGTTCTAAGTACGACTAGTGGGTTGGACAACTTATACAATGTTGTTCAAAACAATGGATGTAATTATATTTGCAATGGCAATCATATCTTGTCGTTAAAAAAAGAAGGCAAGTACAATGATTCTCCAGTGTACGTCTCCGTAAATGATTATTTTTCAATGAGTAAAACGTGGAAAAAAACTCATTATGGGTGGAAGTCCGGAGTCGAGTTTGACAATCGGGATGTACCTATAGATCCGTATTGGTTCGGTTTATGGCTTGGGGACGGTACAGCTAAAAAGCCTGCAATAACAGTTCACCCGAATGATATAGAGACGTTTGAGTGGCTTGAAGATTGGAGTAAGTTACAAAAACTTTTTATTAGATATGAAAAAAAGAATGATACAGACGCTTTGGTACTTAATTTCTCCAAGAGGAAGGGTAGTGGATATTCTATAAATCCAATAAAGAATAGTTTGCGGTATATGGATGTTTTTGACAACAAACATATACCAGAGTTGTATTTAATTAATTCTAGAGAAAAAAGATTGTCTCTTTTGGCTGGATTAATCGATTCAGACGGTTATATGGGAAGAGGTGGATCTTTGCAATTTTATAACATTAATAAAAGATTGGCCGAAAATGTTGCGGATTTAGGTAGAAGTTTGGGTTTTAAGGTATTTGAGACATCTTCAATAAAAACATTAAAATCGAAGAATTATAGCGTTCGTTGTTATATTGTTACATTTGGAGGAAATTTGTCAGAAATACCGATAAAATTACCTAGGAAACAAGGACACGACAATACGCAAAAGATAGGTGTCAAATGCGGCATAAATATAGATAAGTGCGGATTTGGCGAGTATTATGGATTTACGATTGATGGTGACCGGCAGTTTTTATTAGGTGATTATACGGTGACTCACAACTCCGCGTTTCCAGTTCATTTGGCTGGTTTGTTAGGGTTTGATATATGGGATTTCAATGTAAATTCAGTTCATTCAAAATTTGTCGGACAAGGATCAGAACAAGCTAGAAACTCTATAAAAAGCATTATGAATTCATCTCATGTCATTGTAAGAATAGATGAATACGATAGGGCTATGGGGGCAACAAACAATTCCGCTGATGGTATGCATGAAGCCCATAAGCAGGTAGAGTCGGAATTTATGTCTTGGTTGCAGAATGGACAAGAAGAAAATGAATTTATGAAGAGAAATATATTTGTTGTTATGACGACAAACCATAAAGAGAATATAACTGGACCAATGCTCCGTTCAGGTCGTGTAGATTTGGTTATAAATATTGATAATTTTGATTCAAAAAGCATGAAAGAAACGTTTAAAACAACTGGACGAAGAATGAATAATAGAGGGGTTAAGGCTTTGGGATTTATGACTCCTCAAGAATTGCAAACAGCTATTGACAGTTTAGACCTTGACCAAATATCTGAATTATGCACTATGAAAGGGTTCACGGTAAGGGATATCGAGACATTGGTAATGGAAATGGCAGCATATAATTATTATTTTCATCATGGCGATCCAGAAAGTCTAGAGTGGACTACAGATAATTTCGTTGCTGTACTTGAAAACAGCCAAGGTTCAATGAAAGAGGATGGAACTACAGGGGAATTAGTTCTAGGAGATAGAGAGGTTCTTACCAATAAAAATAAGAATCATTATACTTCTCATCCAGAGTTAGATTTTGATTCCAATTCGTCCGATGAGACAAAACGCAATATTGGTTTTGTAGAATTATAGCGGGAAAAAAAGGAATATCTAATATAAATATGAAATAGTTATTATAAATGACTAAGATAACATTTATTTTGTATTAACAAAAGGGATTTATTATATGAATATATCTAGAGTGGCAGATGAAAAAATGGCTCCATCATGGTTCGCAGCGGTAGCTCCAGAAGTAGAAAGCTGTAATGTAGAAGAAGTTGAAAGAATAAATGTTGCTAAAGAAGTAAATGATGTAGTTCTTGCACAAGAGTGTGATAGGATTGATGTTTGCTCTAGTAATGGATCAAAATATCATTATAATTCAAAGTGGGACGATGCAACTGTAAGTCATTTGAAGGAATATGCGTTGGCTAGCGGTATGAAAGCATCAGATGTTCGCGGGTTTAATCCAGAAAATATAACTGCCATAGCTTCAACTAAAGAACCATTTGTTAAGACTGCCCAACTTGTTTGCGAAAATGAAATTTCTTTGAAAGATATATGGAAAGATCCGTTCCGTATTGAAGAAAGATCGGACACATCTCATATTGATCGTGCTAATTGGGAAACAGTTACAAAGCAAAGCGTTATAGATAAAATTTCAGCAACTAGCGGTAATGTTGTTCCTTTGAGAGGGGATGATAATTATTTTGCGAATTCTGATGTGAATCCAGCAATTAATCAAAACAGTATCACGAATCCTTTAGCTATTGAACAACTTGCCAATAGTACAGAAGATGACACTGGAGTTAGACTTAAGAAGGAATTGGCTGCTAAGGAAGCTCAGAAACTTAAGAACCATTCTGATTGGCAAAAAGAAAAGATTGCCGCGATGGATAAAATAGATATCGTTCCTAAGGGTACGGTATTCCCAACTGAAAGCTTAAACGCTTCAACTGGACTTAATAAACCATCTTCACAAATGGGTGTTTATGCAAAGTTTGATCCGTCAAGTATTCCTGAGAAAACTAAGGGAGAAAGTCTTGCTTCAATCAACGCTAAACATAAAGAGTCAATTCAAAGACCTAAAGTTGCAAATGATTGGGAGAGGCCATCAAGAGAAAGTGCAAGAAGCATATCGGATGATTTCGTTACTGCTTTAGCGTCAAAACTAGAACAATTGAAAAAATAAGGAGTTTGATATGTCAGATTATTTCAACAATCCAGATGATTTAAGAGAGTGGGTTCGTTCTAGAGGATCTTACAATGATGCCGCTAAGGGACTAATGGAAATGATAACTACAAATGAAGATATGTCAGGAATTCATAATGATGAACAGGATATTGTTGAAACCTGTCAGTCTATTTACGAGAACGATGGAGATGACGCTTCTGAGGTTTTATTTGGCGTTTTAGCTAAACATAACATAACCCGTCTTAATAAAAAGGCACAGGCAATGACAAAAGAAGCTCAATGCTCAAGACAGAGAAACAAATGGAATCGCGTTGTAGATGGATTTAACGAAGGAACGCCATGGAGAGTAGGACGCGATCAGTACTATGATTTCACACATTACTATACCGATGAGATAAAGTTCGATGAAGATCCTAATCATATCTATAGTGGAGAGGCGATATGGCGTACATACGTTATGGATAAGTTTTATAGAGATTATCAGGATAAAGACGGGAAGGTTGTAGGTGGATATATAAATGATAGATTCCATGTATTTCCGACTGCCGGTACTCCTGCAAATCCAGACGCTCCAAGAGACGGTGGCAATCAAATGGCGTTAGCGGATGGAGAACGTACTAGGAAGCCAAGACCTCATCAATATTCAACAGAACGTAGGCTTGAAGAGGCAAGAGGTAATCAACAGGATAGCATTGTAATAGCTTCTAGTAAATTTGAAAAGATTGTAAAATGTTCATCAAAATTAGATCAAGAGATAAAGAAGGATCGTATTTACAATATGATTAAGGACACTATCGAAATGAGAGAGGCTGGGATTGATTATGGTACAATGATTGATTCTATATCAGACCATTACAATGCTTCGGTATTAGGCGTTTCTCAAATAGACAAGATCGCTCAAAAATTAATCTCTAAGCATTCAGGTATTGGTTATGATCCTTCAATAAAAACGGCGACAACTTTAGCGGAAGCGTTGCAATATGGTGGCAATAATACGCTTAGATTGACAGATCCACGCGGAGCGATTGCCCAATCTGTAGGCGGTAATAATCAAATACGTCTTGATACAGGAAGTTCGTTTGTAAATGTTCCGAATATGAAAAATGTTTATGAGATTACAGACCATCCTTCAGATCCAAATGCTGTTGGCACTAGAGTGAGTTTTCAAGATATGAATTTTGAAGTTAGTGCTCAACCTTATGTCCAAGAAGCTGCGGACGAACTTGGGTTAAATGAAGAAATTGTTCAAGAAGTTGAAGAACCATCACAGGCTATCGAAGCACCAATGCAAGAAGGAGCAGACCAATCAACTGACTTTCCTGTAACGCAGATGTAATGTCGTTAATTTTCACATATAAAGCATGACTATTTTGTATAATAGTTATGTTTTGTTGTGTTGTATAAAGCAGGAGAAATTATGTCAGATTCCGATAACATTATTGTCAGTTCAGATTTAGAGCAAACATTTAGGGCTTTGAGAAACAGAGATCCTTCAAAAATAAGCAAACAGACAATCGCACCCCATCCAGATTATAAAAGAATACCAAAGCACAATTACGCCCCCGTTGCGTCAGTAAATACAGGAGAATGGGGCGGAGGAATGAGTCGATATGCTTCTGGTAATAGCACGATGTATGGACAGCCTACTTTCTTTTCTCCAGTTCATACTCCTATAAATTGGCAGATACCTTCAAAGAGATTAGAAATTTACCAATGGAGTAGATTTTTCTATGAGAATGAACCAAAGGTCGCATCTGCAATAGATTTTTATTCAGACTTTCCTATGGGTAATTTCGAACATGAGTGTAGGAATAGAGACGTTAAACGACATTTCGACAAACTGAAAGACAAATTGGAATTACCAAAGTGGTGTCGTTTAATAAGTCATGAAATTCATCTTCTTGGTGATTGTTTTCCTTTTGTTGAAATAGATTGCCAGATATGTCATGGTTCAGGCAGAGTTGGCGAAGAGATTTGCGAACATGAAGGTGGCACAATTCGTAGAGTTGTTATTTTAAATCCTGACTTTGTAGAAGTCCATACAACATCAATGACTCCAGAACCTATGATTGCCCTTAGACCAGATGAGGAATTGATAAATATGGTTCAAAGGAAAATACCAGGATATGAACGTTTATCTCCTGAAGTTATCAACCTTATTTCAACGGGTCAACCAATTAGATTGGATAACAGAAATGTTTCTCATCTTAAATATGGCGAGTGCGGATATCAGAAATTTGGCGTTGGTATGGTTCGTCGATTGTTTCCAGTGCTTTCATATAAAACAAAACTAATGGTAGCTCAATGGATTGTTGCCGAAAGATTAATTGTTCCAATCAAAATTGTAAAGGTTGGCAGTGATGAACGTCCAGCGGGTCCAGCGGATATTGCAGATGTACAGGCTCAATTGGCTAATACCGCTAACGATCCTAATCTTACAATTGTTACGCATCACGCTTTTGAATTGCAATTTGAGGGAGCGGCAGGAAAGGTGTTGACTTTATCTAATGAGCTTGAATATATCAATCAGGAAGTGCTTGATGGCATGATGATTAACAACGCATTACTCAACGGCGAGGGCCCAAATTTTTGTCTAAGTGACTGCACCAGAGTACTTTGTGACAGCGGACTTAAATACAGATGCGAATTGGATATTGAAAAAGATTTAATTGCAACATTCAATAAAATAACTGGAGCGTTGGAATATCAAAAGGCAACTAAAAAATGGGAATATGATTACAACTCAATAGATGGCGACGACGCTCCAATGAAACGCTTTTTAACAAATAGAATTGACATGTTGGTAACTCCCAATCACAAAATGCTATACGCTAGACGAAAATTGACAACAGGACTGAATGGGCAAAAAATAGATGGACAAACTGAAGGATTTGGAGAGTGGGAATCTATTAATGCGGCAGAAGTCAAGCGGAGAGGAAGGTTCAGGACTTGTTTTGACAATTGGAATGGGACGTATTCGATTAATGAAAAAATGTTTGGGATTGACAAACGAGACTTTTTGTTGTTGTTGGGATGGTATATTTCAGAAGGGCATAAATTGTTTTTGGGAAAAGACAAATCCAGAGTCGGTGGAATTGCCATTTCTCAAAGTCCGACAGCCAATGTTAAAACTTTTGCAAAAATGAAAGACGTTTTATTGTCTAATAATTTAACAAAAGTAAAACCACCTAGCAGTTATCAAGATGTATTTTTGATATATAATAAACACAATAAAGAATTAGTTCAGTATATATCCTCCAATTGTGGGGGATATGCCAATACAAAATGTATACCGAAAGATATAAAAAATATGTCTCGTGAGAATTTGGCGATATTATTGGAAGCGTTAGTTGACGGTGACGGAAGCGAAAGACCCGCAACAAAGAAAAAACCGACGAATAAGAAATATTATAGCTATACTACTGTGTCAAAACAATTAAGAGACGATGTTATAGAAATATTGTTTAAATTAGGATATTCTCCGCGATTTAACACGATAGAATTTGACAGTGATGTTTTGCAAACCCAATACACAATAAGTTGGGGAGAAACTGAACTAGGTCGATTCCCTGTATTGGATTCTAGAAAGTGGGATAATGACAAACAATCATGCGACACAAAGAGCCAACAAGTTATATTTGACGAAGATTATGTTGGTAAAGTTTGGTGCGTTGAGGTTCCAAATCATTTTATTGTTACAGAAAGAAATGGTTTGTTTGGTATTCATGGTAACTCCAGCGCTGCGGTTGGTATTGAAGCTATGATTCAGCGTCTGGAAACATTTAGGGGTGGAATATCTAAATGGATAGAGAAGAATTTATATCTTCCCGAAGCAAAGCGTCAAGGTTTTGTAGAAATAAATCCTGAAACTGGAGAGGAAGATTATATATATCCTACTATAAAATGGGATTCAATGCATCTTCGAGATCAGCAGCAATATCGTACATTTATTATTCAATTATATGATAAGGGTTTATTGAGTGCTCAAACCGTACTAGAAGCATTCGACCTTGATCCAGATCAGGAAATTGAAAGAAAACGTTATGATGCTCTTCAATTAATGGCAGTTGGTCAAGGGTTCGGTCAAGGTGGGGCGGGAGGAGCTGGTGGAGGCGGATTTGGCGACGGAGGTGGTTCAATGATGCCTGCTTTGGGCGGTGGCGGTGGTGGAGGCGATATGGGTGGAGAGCCGCCGATTGGAGCACCAGGTGAGATGGGTGGTGGGGCACCGTCTCCCGTAGGTGGTGGAGTTGGCGGACCGATGCCTAAATCATCTAGTATAACTGCTGAAATTGCCGATCCTAATCAATTTGGTGGTAAAGTTTTAAAGAAGAAGAATCGTGATAGAATTAATGCAGAACAACAGAAGATATTTAAGCGTCAAGAGACTCATGGTGTGTTAAGCGGCGGGAAAGATGCAAATGGTCAAATGCGAGATGAGAAAGGAAGAATCATGTTTACTAAGGCGGAGCGTGATTTAATCCCTAAATTGCTGCAAGCTCAACATGATGGATTGATTAAGGAATCTATTTATCCGCAATATAGGGTTAAAGCTGCTGGTCAGGAGTATTCTTTAGACTTTGGTATACCTGAATTAAAGATTGGTATAGAAGCTGATGGTGAAGTTTTCCATAGTTCTCCTAAGCAAGTAGAGAGAGATACTTCTAGGGATGCAAAATTGAAACAGCAAGGGTGGACGATTATCCGATTTACGGATACTGAGATTGAGCATAAAGGTCAGCAAATAGTAAGGACTGTTCTTCAGGAAATCATGCGGAAGCGTATGTGGATGGAGAAGAATAAACAAGAGGTTGAAGCAACGCAACCCGTTCAGGTTACTCAACAATAAAAAAAGGGAACTTCATTGATTATTGTGAAAATAATTATGGAGTTAACTTCATTATGGAAAAAACATCAAGAGAAAAATTAGTTGAGAAGCATATTGACTGGCAAGAGGTCTATACGCAAAAAACTGGTTTTCTTAAAGAGATGTTTGAAGATATTATTGGGAAGGGAAGTTATTTTAGATTCGAGGGAACGTCTGACGAAAATATAAGTTATTATTGCATTATTGGGCCCGCTAAAGTTCATCAACCTAGAGCTAAGTTTTTTGCAGGAGTTCGTAGGCTTCCGGCAACATTTTCGGCTGGTGGTAAGTATTTTGACAGTATGGATGCAGCGGCACGTTATGCATTAGAAACGTGGGGTGTAGAAACGCCAAAAGCTTTAAAGCCATATACCTCATCTCAATTATTTGGGATTAGTAAAAAAGTTGAAGATTGGAGAAAAAAGAATGAAGAATCAGAAAAAACCGAATAAATTAGTTTTTAACTTATCTCGTCAAGCCGCTGTTGGGACTGATTGGCAAAGATACCGTCCTCAATACGAATGGTTCAATATTGATAGCGTGTTAAGCGGATCGAATCAAAGGTGGAAGGAATTGGAGTTAAAAAACCCATCATTAAAAAGATTTATATATGCTGCTAAAATTGCTTACTTTGGTTATATTCAAAAGTTTGAGGAGCGATACAATGTTGACAAAAATATGATTAAACAATTTTATACTATGTATGTAGGGTATCATCCTGCTTATGGGGCATATACTGTTGGTGTTGGTCCGTATGTTGGTGCTAAACAAGCTGACGAGGAAAATAAATTTGGTTATTTTACTCAAAGATTCCCAAGTACTGATAGCAAGAGTGTAATAAATCTAATAAAAAACTATTCAAGTAAAAGCCATAAAGAGATTAAGCCTTTAATTGACCATTTGGGATTGAACAATTTGCTGTCAGTTGTTGATCCAGAAGATTTTACTTTAAGTATATGGCATAAAAAGAGCGATATAAAGGGAAAACAAGGGGAGGTGTATGATTTTGTTGATGTAAATAAGGAATTTTTGGAAGAAAACGATTATCAAAAAGCTATTGAAGAATCAAGAGAACCAGTAATTAGGCCGGTTTTGGGATTGGCAAGTTGGTTGCAGATGAAACCGTCTGGCATTATGAAGGTATTAGAGGCTTTAGCTAAGAGAGACGGACAAATTGATGAATTGAAGAATGTAATCAATACAATAGGCGATCAAATGCAAATATCTCCAGAGGATAGAAGAAGTGAGGCGTATTCAAATATGGGTTATGCTAAAAGGATTATGAATGAATTTAGTCTAATTAATCCAATAATGCCATTGGAAGTTGGAAATCCTAGAACAGCTGGTAGCCAACAACCTCAATCGCTTGGTACAGATCCAGAACAAACATCACAAATAAAACTTATGGCTGAAATTTGTTCAACAATTGATAAAATTAGTAGTGAAGACCCATATTTAGTGGCTCAAGCTTTAAACTCAAATAGAGTCGGCTCTAAAAAACGTGCACAAGGTACATTTAATGCCGAATCTATAAAGTATTGGATTGAGAGTATTCAACCGTTTAGGGGAATAAAAGATGAAGACGGGAATGTTGTCGGAACAATGAGTTATGCTGAGGCTTCGCAGTTTTTTATAGATAGTAACGAGGCGTTAAATGTCAAACATAATCCTTCTTCTGGTTTTGACGATATTGAAACTGCCTTAAAATTTGCTTGTTTACGCGCAGCAGAATCCAAAAGTGATGAAATCGATCCAATTACTGGTGCAAAAATAAATTCAATACCACCTGTGTTTGAAAAAGCTTATAACCAAAACATAACTAGTAAAGATTTAACAAAACTTCGGAATGGTGAAGAGATTGAATGGGATAAGAAAGATTCAGTAAGCGATGAAGATATTTCGCCTGATGATGATTTAGAGAATCTAGATCCTGACTCAGAGGAGGACGCCACTTTTATTGATGAACCTGATGAACCATCTATGGAAGATATAGATATAACAAAGGAACCAGTAAGATCTATTCCTGAACCAATATCTACGCCTATTCCTGAGCCAGTTGTTGACGCTCCTGCTCCAACGCCTGCTCCAACGCCAAAAACTCCTAAACTTAGAGTGCCAAGGAAAAAACCTGTTCCATTGACTCCAGAAAATCAAGAAGCTGAAGTAATGGCTAAAATTATAAATAAATTACAAATCTTATCACAAGAGCTTAATAAAAAGGGTTTTGATAAGGTTTCATCGAATATCAATCAAATAATTAACAAATATAAAAGGTTTTAAATTATGATAGCTAAAAAAGCATCTTTTAAATTTACGGATATAAATCCACTAATAAAAGAAAAACAGGATGGAAATAGGATGATGCGTACCGCTTCTGGTAGCGTCATGATTGAGCCCGGTAGCGACAAAGAGAAAATTGTTGAAGCCGCAATTAAGAAACATCCTAACGCCCTATTCTTCAGAGCTAAAGCTATTGAAGCCAATTGTCCTAATTCAAATGGCGATTATTTTTCAACAGAAGAACTAAAATCGTCATATAAAAGTTTCGAAGGTGTTCCATTCTTTACAAACCACGACAACCAGAATGTTGAAAACGCAAGAGGTAAAGTTATTTTCGCCGAATGGATTCCAGAAGAAGAAGCTGTTTATACAATATGTTTTATAGATAGAGATGCTTATCCACATATTTGTCGTTCAATTGAAGAAGAGTACGTCACAGGCGTCTCCATGGGTTGCAGTGTTGAATATAGTTGCTGTAATATTTGCGGCAATCGAGCTGAAAGAACCGAAGATTACTGCACACATATTCGTAACAGAAAGGGTAGAAAGTTTACAGGAAGGGCACGTAATGTAGTCACTGGGGAAGAAAAAGATTTTAGAGATGAAACTGTATTTGAATTTAATCACGGTCTTAAATTCATTGAACTTAGTGCCGTTGTAGACCCTGCTTGTCCTAGCTGTCATATTCAGGGTATAATTCCTAATGAGAATTATATGTCTAAAGTTGCAAAAATGGAAAATGAATTCCGTATGGTTAGAACAGCAGCTATTGAGAAAAAAGCTAGTCAGGAAGAAGTTGACCAAATCGAACAATGCTTGACAACTTTAGAGCAAATAGCAGTTAGTCTTATTCAAAATCGCAAACAAGTTGAAATGGAATTTTCAAGCGATTTAGTTCAGATTATGTCAGATTTACAGACATGGCTCGAAGAATTAATCGGTGCTGGTTATGGTAATATTGAAGGTAATAGTCAAGTTCCGGGAACTGTTGGCAATATGGAAGAAGGAGGGGATGTTCCAGCGGCAGAACCACCTATGCCTCAAGGTGCTCCTCAAGGAATGCCTCAAGGTGCTCCAGCTCCTATGCCTGCATCTTCAGAAACTAGTGCTGGCGTAGGTAGTGTATCTGGTTCTCCGACAAAACCATCAACTTCAGCTCCTCGTCTTCCTATAACGGCTCCAGTTAAACCAAGAACTTCTAATGTTTCTGATAGTCGTTCTATTCAGCGTATTTCAGATATTATAGTCGAGAAGAATTTTGGCGATAGTAAAAACATTGTAAATAAAAGAATTGCAAATGGACAAAAAATTATAAGAAATGCTTTTGATATTTGTGAAAAATTAAACAAAATAGGAGACATAGAAATGGGCTCAAGACGTACAGTTGCAGAGAAACAACAGCAAAAAGAACAGGCAATTAAAATTTTATCAAATTCGTGGAAGGAAAAACAGTCCTTTTTCGAGTATATAAAACAAGTACCATCAATACAAAACAATGAACATCGTTTATCGGTTAATAAAAGAGACGACTCTTTTATTATTGTTGCTGAAGATAAAAGCTCTGATGCAACTAAGGTTTGGACTTATGAGGACTTGACGGATGATGAACGAAACGAGATAATGGAATCGCCACAAGATGCGGCGATTAAACTATTGGAAAACTTTGCGAACAATTTACATAAACAAAAAGAAGGAGTAAAAAAGATGAGTGATATTAGCAAGAAAGCGGGAGCTACAGCAGTACAAGGAACTCCAGACAGAGTTCAGGAAGCACAATTAGATCGTTCTGATATTTATCATCCTAGAACGAATACTGATACGCATTCCACAATACAAAAACAATTAGAGAGTAAGCGTACTGGCAATGAACCAGAAGTTCTTACTGAAAATCAGTTGAACGAAGGGATTAAACAGCATCCTAGAACGAATGAGACTGAAGATCGTGTTCAGGAAAATCAATTAGCGAATTTCCGCGAAAACGAAGACCTTCATTCTACTACTCAAAAACAGTTAGATGCATTCCGCGTAAATAACGAACCTAATACAATTACCGAGAATCAATTGAATTCCACTTCTGCTCCTTGGGCTAGAGCTGCGAAACGCGATGCTTCTCAGTTCAAGAGTGCGTCTGACCATATGAAATCAGTATTGAGCGTTTTAGCTTCATCGGCTATTAAAACGGGTTGCACACCAGATGAGGCTTGCACAGTTGCTGCGTCATTAGTCGATTCATTGGAAAATCGTTATAACTTAGGTGTTTCTCTTGTTGAAGGAACAAAGGCTAAGGAAGACATTAATTATGCCAAGAGAGTTGCTTACTGGCAGAATAAGAATCTTAAAGTCGCTAGCACTGGAACAAAAGAGATAGCAGAAGTAATTGTTGACGGCTTGCGTTCTTTCGCCTCTGATGAAACTTATAACCCTGATGTGTTGATTGATGCGGTTGATGTGGTTTCCGAAGGGCAAGATGGGATTGATAGCGTTTCTTCTGAAATTGAAGTGCAGTTGGCTAGTTCTAGAGAGACTACTGTCGTTAAGGCTAGTCGCAAGGATGAGTTGAGAGCGGCATTGCAATCAAAAAAAAATACCGTTGAAGCTGCCAAGAAAAGCAGAGATGTTGAAAGAAAAAAGTTGATGGCGTCAATTAAGGATGAAAAAGAAGAAATATTGAATCCGAAATCGATTGGATCGGCTGATACCGTAATTGAAACTTCTTTCCAAGAATTAGGTGCGAAACAAACTGATGCCGGTTTTAAGAAAGAAATAGTTGCTTTTACAAAAGGCGCTCTAGCTTCTCAGAATCTTCGCCTTGCTTCTATTACTAATGTAACTATTAGCGGCGACACTATTCAAATCGCTGTTCAGACTGGTACTGAAGAGAATGAAGTTAATATCGATACTGGAAGCGGAACAACTGAGATTCCTATTGGCGGAGAAGCACCTATGCCAGAGGGCGATGTTCCAGAAGGCGATATGTCTGGAGAAGGTATGGAGTCAACATTGGGTGGCGGACAGCAATCATGGGCGTCTTCAAAAAAAGGTAGCAAGATGAAGAAAGTAGCTCAAGCACCAATGGGTGGCGGAGTTGGTGGAGCCCCTGCGGGAGCTGCTGCACCAGAGCAAGGGTTACCAGGCGGAGCACCTATGGGTGGCGATCCAATTCAGGCGTTAACAACTGATACTGAAGAGCCAGTTGATGCAGGAATGGATGAAGATACAACAATTCCTACCGATGGCGAAAGACAAATGCCTTGGACTGTATGCCCAGAATGCGGAAGTACAGACGTTGACGTGACGAATGAAGCTGGTAATATTGCTGGTAAGTGCAACAATTGTACTGCCGAATATGAGGCTTTAATAAAGAAAACGGTTGAATTCAAAATCATTAAGCCTACTAAGAGTGTTGGCGAAGAAGGTGTTGAGTCTCCTGAAGCTCCTGAAGCTCCTGAAGTTCCAGCATTGCCTGTTGCAGCACAAACTAACTTAGGTAAAGATGCAATAGTTCGTATCGCAAATAACAAGAAAACACATGGACATGTTTGCCCAGCATGCGGAGCTTCACATCGTAAGGCTTCTGTAGAGGAAAACGGTCATGCTGAATTCGTTTGTGATAATTGCGGAACACCAGTAGAGAAAGATTTCATGGTTAGCGCAAGCAATCCTGAAGTTGGAGTTCTAAGAGTTAAATGGGATATTTTTCCTGATGTCGAAAATTGCGAAGGATGCAAAGAATCTGTAGCGAAATTTGCATCAGATGTTAAAATTGCAAAAATGCTGAAAACAGCAGCTGCAAAAGCCGATGCATTCCCAATGAGTGCATGTATGGAAAGATTAGCTAGAACATATGGTGGCGATACAGTTGCTACTTTTGGCGAATGCAAAGGCAAGGTTATGGCTGAATGCGTATGCGGACAGTTGAAGAAACTTGGTTTTAGAAAGATTCGTCAAATGAATCGTATTGCGGCAGTTTCATTAGAGAAAGACCCTTGGGATGAATGCATCGAAGAGCAGACTAAGAAAGAAGGTCACGATTTGAAAGAAGCTGAAGCTCTTTGCAATTGCATTAAGAAACGTTTCGCATCTGAACTTACTGAAAACGTTTATGTTCAGGCGTTCAAGGACGATATCGAAAAGGGATTGGAGAAAGATTTGACAGTCGCCGATTTGATTAGTTTGGACGACGCTTTGAAGGCAGAGAAGCTAGCTAAGGTGAAAATGAAGCAGATGAAAAAGGCAGCAGCTGAAGAGGCTGACATTGGTTCTTCATCACTAGTCCCTCCTGCTAAATTTGCAGATGTTGAAGTTGAAATAGAGGAAGAGGTTGTCGTAGCTAAGGCTAAAGATGATTTCGTTATCGTTGAGGCGGAATCTAAAGAAGATTGCGTCGAAATAGAGGTTGATGAAGATGATTGCGATAAAGACGATAAAGATTGCAAGAAAAAGGCCAAAGATTGCGACAAAGACGACGAAGAGTGTTTAGATAAAGAAGCTTCTATTGACGAAGCACAAGAAAAACAGATAGCTTTAGCCATGAATGGGCGAAGAGTTAGACATACAAACGAGGAGGTTTTCAAAATGGCTAGTACACCGAAAAAGGTTGAAAGCATAGAGGGTAATGTTGAAGCTGGAGTCCCACGCTCTAAGGCAACTATTCGTAACGAAGGTGCAGATAATATCGATGTTCCTATGGCTAAACCTAGCGTTCCAAGAGGAAATGCTGAGATGGGTCACGAAGGAGCCGACAATATCAATCCAGCAGCTAAGGCTGTTGATATCCCTGTAGGAAATGCTTACATGGGTCACGAACAGGAAATGCAGAGCGGTATGCCTGCAATCAACAATCAGATTAAAGGAACTGTTATTGCAAATATAGCAGATGATATTGCTGGTAAGATTGCAAAAGCTTCTGGCGTGTCAAAAGAAACAATATTGGCTGTTCTTCGCAAGGAAGCAAAGCAATTGAAAGAAGTGGACAGTGTTGACGGTAATGTTGAAGTTCCACGTTCTAAGGCGACTATCGGCAATGAAGGTGCAGATAATATTGACGTTCCTATGGCTAAGCCTAGCGTTCCAAGAGGAAATGCGGAAATGGGCAACGAGGGAGCCGACAATATCAATCCAGCGACTAAAACTCTTGACATCCCTGTAGACGATTCCTATATGGGTAATGAGAAAGAGATGCAGAAAGATATGCCAGGAATTAATAGCGAGATGTTAAAGACGGTTCAACAGAAGCGTCAGAACCAGCTTGATAAGATTTCTCAGGCTCGTAAGAACGAAGCAGTTCAGGCTGCGGCTTGGTTAGTCGCAAACAACAGAATTGATAGCGACAAAGTTACGTTCGACAATGTAGTGACAGCGTTGATGGCTTTTGAAGCTGATAATATTTCAGTTGTAGCAAGCAGCATGTTCCCTGAAAAAACAGTTAGAAAAGCATCTGTAAAAACAGAGACTTCCGAAGGTTATTCAATTCCTGCTATAGTTCAGCAATCAGCCCCTGTTAATGGCGGCGATGATTTGCAAACTAGATTGGCAAGTTCATTCACAATCGGCAACAGCAAGTTTGACAAAGCGTTGACGATGTATGGTGATAAATAATATTCGATAAATATTGAAATTAAAAATCCCGTTCTATTTTTAGAACGGGATTTTTTTTGCATTTTTATAAAATAAAAAAAGGAGTTTCACATACTTTTCTAGAATAGAGTTTATGAAAGTTGGAAAAGTTATAGAAGTAAAAATGAAAAGTAATAAACAGAAGAAGACAAGAAAGCAATCGATGGTAATAAGTTGAGTTTAATAAAATTGATTAAAGAAATATTGCCAATTTAAAGTGTAAAAATTAACAAAACAAAAAAGGAGATTCAAAAATGGCTCTTATAGAAAAATATCATGTTGTAGCGGCTGAAAGACCCGTTGCTACTGGTCAGACTATTAAGGAAGGACAGATCGTTTCTTTGAATACCGCTGGCGAAGTGGTCATTCAATCATCGGGTGCCCATGCAATTCCTTACGGTATCGCTGGTGACACGAAGAATACTAGCGCATCATCCATGCCCGGCATTGTTGCGGGTTGGCAGAACAGGGCGTCAGATTATTTTGACGAGACTAAGGCATCAGGCAAAATGACAGTTTACCATTCCGGTGGTGAATTTGCAACTGACATGTTCCACTCTAGCGTTGCTACAGCGGCACCTGGTGTTGCGTTGTATGCGGTTGATGGTGTTCTTAATACGACAGACACTGATTTGTCTGGTATCGTTGCTCGCGTAACTCAGCCTGCTGGTTTGTATCCAAGTGGTACGCCTGGTGTTGATATTACTGGTGATGCTGCTCTTACTGGTGCGGCTGCAAACAACTATTATGTGGAGATTAAGCTTGTCATCTAATTGACAAATTAATTAAAAATTAAAGGTTCTTTTTGTAGGAATCCCCTGCAAAACAACTAAAGGAGAAAATAAAATGGCTATTGACAAGAGAGCGGTAAATGCTGAGAGAGAGAGTTTGATTGCCCAAGCACTTGATACCCCACAGGGTCGTGTTGCGTTGGCACAGGCGATGGTTGAGCCTATTCGCAGAGCGTTGGAGTATCAGGCGGTAGGACGTAAATTGCTGATGGTGGATGAGCTTCCTCAGGGCGCTTATGCACGTTACGAGAAGGATGTCAGAGCGACAGCACACGTGATTTCACGTAGAGGTGCCGTTCCAGATATGATTACAGAAGGCGAAGAGATTCTTGTTCCTACCTTCGAAATTGCAACTAACCCAACGATCAGACTTTCAGAAGTGAAAGCTCGCCGTTTCTACATCGTAGATCGTGCTCAGATCAAGGCGAAAGAAGCGATTCAGAAGGAAGAAGACCTGAACATCTTCAATGCGATTATTGCGTCTGTTGATGCAGCTCATACAGTAGTTTCTACTGGTGGTACGCTGACTCTTCATGCGTTGAATCAAGCGTTTGCTACAATCGAACAGCACGATTTGACTGTTGGTAAGATTGTTTGCCACGCTCTTCGTTATGCTGATATTCGTAACTTCGGTAAGACCGTTTACGATGAAGCTACTCAGAAAGAAGTATTGACGACTGGTTTGTTTGGTCACTTGTTCACAGCGGACATTCATGTGTCTTCTAAGTGCCCTACCGATACAGTGTTCTTACTTGCCCCTGCTGAATACGTTGGTGCGTTCCCGATCCGTCAGGACATCACCGTGTTGCCAGCGGACGATCCTAAGAAATTACGCTTAGGCTGGGTCATATACGAGGAAATTGGTATCGTAGTAATTAACTCCTATGCATGTGCTAAGGTGACGGTTACTGCTGGTAGCTAATCTGAGTTAAAAGATTAAAAAGAGAGAGGTAAGCAATTACCTCTCTTTTTTTTTGCCAAAATGGTTTTAAAAATTCTATCATTGAAATATGTATAATATATGCATGGAAATAAATAAGATTTATAACGAAAATTGTCTTGATACGATGAGCCGTATGGAAGACAATTACATCGATTTAGTATTGACAAGCCCTCCTTATGACGATTTACGCGAATATAATGGCTATTCTTTTGATTTTGAAAATATAGCTAAAGAACTTTATCGAATAACCAAAGATGGAGGGATTGTTGTATGGGTTGTTGGAGATGCTACTGTTGATGGATGCGAAACGTTAACTTCGTTTAAACAAGCGTTGTATTTTAAAGAAATAGGATTTAACGTTCATGAT